GTCAGACTTCCCCCTAGACGGCTTTGGGGCACTAACTTTGCAGGTCAGAGGCTGTTCGTCGGTTAGAGTGCCTCATGGCCTAGCAAACCACTCCCGTAAGAGTGCTTCTCCTGTTTGACTGGCCCTTGTGGGGTGTCGAAAAGATTTGAGCATAGAGCTATCGGAATAGTCAAGCATTTCCGCGATAGAATAATTATTGCGATCATCTATCCGGATCGCTTGGCCCACTGACCATGGGCGGGAGCCGTTAGACGGGGACTCGTTTGGTGTCCGGGGTGGCCCGACGTACACGCCAGATTTCCCCGGCCATCACGAGCAGCCTTCCGCGGGGAGGGGGGCTGGGGGGTGGGGAGCAGAGAGACGCGAGAACGGGAATCTCAATCCCGGTTCAAGTAAGATTTCATCATGGACTTCAAGCCGGTAAAGGTTGTCATCATTCCGCCTGGGGGAGAGCCTGCCGAGGCGCGGGTGATCGGTCAGGATCTTCGGAATCTTCAGTCGATTGTTGGCGGTTACATCGAGGCGGTGAGCACGATGTACGACGATGCCGGAACTCCACAGGCCGTGTTTTGGTGCAACGAGGAGGGGAAGTTGCAGAACCTTCCCATCAATGCGAGGGCGACAGCTTTGTGGTACGCGATTGAGGGTGGCCCGACCGGGGATCACTTATGCGGGACGGTGATCCTGACTGGCGGGGCGGATCGGGATGGGGATATCTTGCCCACCCCTCAGGTCCTTGTTGACGGCCTGGGTTTCCTCAATGGCGACGATCAGTAGCCCTGTCTGTGGGTCTTGTTGTACTCGTCGGTGACTTCCTGGGAGATGCGTCCGCGGGGGGATATTTCCATGCCGACTTTTGCGGCCCATTCTCGTATGGCGGCGCGTTGCTCGACTCCCGCTAGATGGCCTTGCATTGTTGCTTCCTTGGCCGACCTGCTTCGGGTTGCGATTGCGAGCCACGGCTTTAGCACGGCATAGAAGTTGTCCGCATTCTTTTCCGATAGGTCCATTGAATAACCCTCGCCATTGATGGTGAAGGCTATGGTTAGGTCAGCGTCTCCACCGTCCATATCGTCTACTAGTACGGTTTTTGTTGCCACTGGATTTTTGCTCCTATTTGGTTGACTATCCTCGGCGGCGCGGGAGTTTTCCTGGCGGGGCCAACCCTCAGGCTACCCCCATGTGGGTACAAAATTCCACTACATCAGATAGTTACACTCGTGTAATTTCGGTTGCCGGAAAGCTTTGTGCAGCTAATCAAATGATATTATTGATGTTGAGAGGCTGTAAGTGGATGGATATTTCCAATTACGCTAACTATTACCGACTTAATCATTAATGCCCGGAAAGAAATGATTTCAGCCTCGGAGCGGGGCGACCGCAAGCTGGAAGCTTTCTGGTCCGCCGCGATGGATCGTTTTCTGGATACTTTTGCAAGGGAAAACCATGATGATGCCTAGCGGATTCAAGCGGGGCTAATCACTTGCGACCCCCTGACGATCTGAGAGAACGCGGTCTTGATTTCTGGTCGGCGGTTACCGACTCCGTGGAGTTGGACCCGTCCGGATTTGTGCTGCTCGGGGAAGCCTGCCGGATCATTGACCGACTTGACCGGCTTAGTGTCGCACTGAACGGCAAGGGCCGGGATTGGCTGAAGCTGGCCGACGAAATTGAGGTCACGGCCACCCGATTTGGGGATGGGAAAAACATCTCCGTGAAAGTTGCGGTAGACGGCTTGCTGTCGGAGTCGCGGCAGCAGCAGTTGGCGTTAAAGACTGTTTTGGCCCAGCTTGGCTTGGGTAAGACTTTTGAGAAGGCTTCGGGCGAGAAGTCGGCGTTGCAGCAGTGGCTGGAAGCGCGAAGTGGCTAGGTCTGCGGTGGCCGAGAGGGTTACCCGCAAGCCAATGAACCCGGTGGAGTTGCGGCCAAACGTCATCAACGGTCGCCGGGTGGGGAACCAGATCCCCGGTATCAACATTGTGCCGATGCACGAGTCGCGGGACCGCGGCGATGAGGCCATCGAGTTCCTGCTCCTGGTCGGAATTGAACCCGACCCCTGGCAGGAACACATTTTGCGGGAATCGCTGAACCTGGACAACCGAAACAAGTGGGCTGCCACTGAGGTGGGCCTGATTGTTCCGCGGCAGTGCGGAAAGACCGTTATTGCGGAACTTCGGGAACTGGTCGGCCTGTTCGTCCTGGGCGAGCAGCTGCAAATCCACTCCGCTCAGTTGTTCAGTACGGCCAAGGAGTCCTTCCTGCGTCAGGTGGCGCGGATCAGAAGGTGTCCGGACTTGATGGCGATGGTGCATAAGTTCCGCACCGGTAATGACAATGTTTCCATCGAGTTGAAGAACGGCTCCCGCCTGATGTATCAGGCGCGGGGTAATGATCCAAGCCGTGGGTTCTCCGCAGACCTTGTGGTCTACGACGAGGCTTACGGTCTGACAGCCGAGGTGATCGCAGCGTCCATGATGACGCTCTCCGCACGTCCGAATCCCCAGATGTGGTACTGCTCATCCACAGGTATGGAGGATTCGGAATTTTTGTTTCGCGTGCGTGAGCGCGGGTTAGATCGCGCTCCCCGGCTAGCCTTTTTCGAGTTCTCCGCTTCGCCTGGGTGCGACCCGAAGGACAAGGAGGAGTGGTACAAGGCCATTCCAGCCCTGGGTATCAGAATCGAAGAGGAGTTCATCGAATCTGAGGGCCATGCACTGGACTGGGGTAAGCAGTTCTGCCGCGAGCGGCTGGGGCTGTGGGCGGATACCGCCATGCGGGACGTTATTCCGCTGGACTGGTGGGAAGCTTGCGGGGATTCGGAATCTCAGATTTCTAGCACCCAGATCATTGCCGCGGTGGACATTTCGCCGTTCCGCGACCGGGCTTCAGTAGCCATTTGCGGCGTTACGGACGAGGGCAGGCGGCAGTTGGAGGTCATTTATACCGCCAAGGGCACCAACTGGGTGGTTGATTACGTCCGGAAGCTCTATATGTCCACGAATGCCCCGGAAAAGGTGGTCATTCAGGGCGGTGGTGCGCCGGGTTCGTTCATTGCCCCCCTTCAGCAGGAGGGGATTGAACTCATCATCCTGGGCCAGTCCGAAATTGGTAGGGCCACCGGGGAGTTCCACGACGCAGTGCGCGACAAAGTGATAGTTCACCTCAATGATCCGACCGTCATGTCGGCGTTCAAGAACTCGACCCGGTACAGCATCGGGTCCAAAGAGGGCGGCAGCGAAAGCCCAACATGGGGTTTCGCCCGGAAAGACGCTTCAGCTGCCGATATAACACCCATAGTTGCGGCCTGTTACGCGCACTACGGGTTGAGCAAATACCTCGCTGAGAGGGCCATAGAAGAGGCAAAAAAGCCCCCTGGGGCGCACATGAACGCCCCCATCGGCGGAAGGATTTGGTAAATGCCCGAAATTCTTAACCCACCCCCGTATGGCGGTGACGATCCTGTTAGAAACAGGGTTTTCGCCCCGCCGCCCACTAATGCGGGTCCAGAGCTAGCTGTTTACATATCTAACGAGGTGTACCCGAAATGGCACCGGGAAAAACTTCGCCTCGACAAGTTGAGCGGCTGGATGGATGGCCGTCAGCCCTATTCCGTCCGCGTAGGCCCCAGGGATCTGGAAAAACGATCACTTTTGGACCTTTCGCGCTCCCCCTGGCTTGGGTTGGCGGTGTCAACTTTCGCACAAGCGATGTATGTCGATGGCTACCGTTCACCGGAAAACCGTGACAACTCATCCGCCTGGGAAATATGGAACGCGAATAACTTTACGGCACACCAGATTTCGGTTCACAGGGCGGCAATCGGGTACGGATATTCATTCGTTCGCGTCCTCCCTGGCGTGGACCACACCGGTAGGCAGATGCCGGTTCTTCGCGGAGTCAGCCCCAAGCGCATCTTCGCCATGTATGACGATCCGGTGGGAGATGATTTTCCCACCTGGGCGCTGGAATGGATGCCCGACAACAAGACGTGGCGCTGGTACGACGATTACTGCTATCACGAGTTTGAAAACCCCAACCTTGACGGCAAGTTCACGTTCCTCCGCACCGTCGAACATGAGATCGGTGTATGCCCGATTGTTCGCTACGTCAACCAGATGGACTTGGATGGCCGTTGCATCGGTGACGTTGAGCCTGTCGTGGCAGTAGCAGCCCGTATCGACAAAACCGACTATGACCGGCTGCTGGTTCAGCATTACAACTCGTGGAAGGTTCGCACCGCGACCGGGCTTGAGCAAGCCGAAGATGATGCGAACCGGGCCGACGATAAGCGCAAGCTCGCGCAAGAGGACATGCTGGTGTCATCAGATCCGAACGTGACGTTCGGATCGCTTCCCGAAACCAACATGGCCCCCTTCATCCAGGCGCACGAGAGTGACGTTGAGGCGTTGTCCGCGATGCTGCAACTGCCGTCGCACTTGTTCACCGGAAAGGTTGTCAACGTGTCCGCGGAAGCGTTGGCGGCTTCCCGCGCGCAGACGACTCAAAAGCTTCTGGAAAAGCAAACCAGCATGGGTGTCTCGCACGCCCGGATGCTGCGACTTGCGTCGGCAATTGCCGGGGATTCCAGTGCGGCCCAGGATTTCAACGCACGAATCTCCTGGCAGGACGTGGAGGTCAGGTCGTTGGCCCAGGCCGCGGATGCCTACGGCAAGATCGCACAGCAGCTTGGTGTTCCGAAGGAGTTCCTATGGCGGTTCATTCCGGGCTTCGACGCAACGGATATTCAGGAAATGCGGAACATGGTTCTGGACGACGATCCGCTGACGAAGTATCTGCGGGACGAGTTCGGGCAAAACCTTCTCCCCGGTACCGCCGAGGAAATGCACAAGATCGAGATGGAGCAGGCCAAGGCCGGGATCAAGAGTACGAGGGCGAAAGAAAAGGAAAAGAGCGACCCGAATCGGTTTGTTCGGGACGCTTCCAGGGCAAATAGAGCGGGTCGCGCCCTGCCGTCCCAGACCCCCGATTTTGACAACTCTCCCGGTGTCGGGGAATAGGTTGGCACCCCATGGATATGGTTTCTCACCACCACGAGGAACAGAAGCACATTGCCCGTTCGGTAGTTATCGAACTGGTTCCAGCTTGGGAAATACTAGATTTCAATGACCTCAAGAGAACAACTGCACCATGGCTGAAAATGGCACGACCGATTGTGGAGAGCGCGTTCCGGAAAAGCCAGAATGTAGCTGCGGAGTTTGTCAAAAGCTATCGGAACTTCCAGTTAGACGACCCCCCGGATATGGACTTCGCCGCCCCAGTTTCAGATCGACAAATGTCATTGAAGATTATGGCCTCAATGACGGTGACCGGCCCGGTGTGGATGGCGAAAAGAAGCCTTCCAGGTATGGATTTGAATACGATTCCCCAGATCCGAAGGGATGGATTCAGCAAGTCTGTAGGTGCCGTGACCAGGCTCGTTCTCAATGGGGGGAGGGGAGTTGTACTGGATCTGGTACAACTCGACCCGCTTGCCAAGGGAATTGCGGCAATCGCAGATCCCGACGCTTGTAATGGCTGTCAATTTTTGACTACACCGATAATGAAATCGGCTGGGATTAAAAGAATGGCTGCCGTTTCCGTTGGGCACGATTTCTGTAATTGTAGTGCAATTCCTGTCTATTAGCTATAATCTGCTACACTATTACTTAGTAGGGTTAACTATTTCCTTGCGAAAGACTATTTGAATGACGGATTACAAACCACCTAGAGCGGTTCAGGCTGAAGCGCGCCGTGCCCTGGCCTGGATTAAAGAAGGCCATGCCGGTGGTGGGTTTACCGCCACCGGGCGTGGACGCGCGGCGCAACTAGCGCGGGGCGCAGCCGTCAGCCGGGAAACCATTGGTCGTATCGCCAGCTACCTGGCGAGGCACGAGGTGGACAAGAAGGGCAAGGGGTGGTCCCCCGGTAGCGAAGGGTATCCGTCACCCGGTCGTGTCGCATGGGCCGCGTGGGGTGGCGATGCCGCTAAGTCGTGGACCGCATCGGTTCTGAAATACGACGACGACGATAGCGACGATTGAGCAACCAGTCTTAACGCCCGTAAGGGGCGGTTTGGTAACGCACGCCAGAAAAGTTGCGGAAGGAATAAAAAATGGAAAACAATACCGAAGAGGCAGTTGCCTCGACCGAAGAAGTTCTGGAAATTTCTGAGGATACCCAAGAACGTCCGATTGACGACGGCCCCGAAGAGAAATTCATTTCGCAGACCGAACTTGATCGCATCTTGCAGAAGCGATTAAAGCGTCAGGAAGATCAGCTACTCAAGAAGTACGCTGACTACGAACAACGCGTATCTGATTCAGAAGCGTACCGGAAGATTCAGGATGAGAAATCTACCGATTCGGAACGCTGGGAAAAAGAGCGAGATAAACTTCTTTCCTCGTTGAAGGAAAAAGACGAAACACTTACCAAGCTCGAAAGGGCAAACCTGATCGCTGACCTTGCCAGCGAACGCGGGTTGCCGAAGAGCTTCTGGAAGCGAGTCCAGGGCGATGGCGCAGATGAAATCGCTGAAGATATGGACTCCATCATCAAAGACCTGGGCCTGAAAGCCGACAGGGAAGCAAGCAAGGAAAAAACGCCTAGTGCCCCCAAGAAGGGCGCGTTTTATGGCGGCGGTGGCGAGACTGAGGACCCTGATCCCGACACTGATTCGATTGTCTCAAAAATCCCGCGTGGGCCACAAATTCGTGTGGATAAACCCCGCGCTTACAAGTAAGGATTAACCAACAACCATGGCAAATAGCTTTCTTAAGCCTACAGTTGTGGTGGACACCGCGATCAAGCTGCTTCAGCGCGAAATCGTTCTCCCCCAGCTGGTTTGGCTGAATGGCCTTGGGGATTTCAGCGGAAAATATCAAGACACCATCACGATCCGCGTCCCCGCCCGTACCGTCGCTCACCGCCGCACCTTCCGCGGTACCGGAGCGGCCCGTAACCTCGTCACCGAGGATCTGACCGAGAACGCAATCGCGGTCACCCTCGATCACGACGTGTACCACGCCGTCTCCCTCACTGATGAGGAGTTGACGCTCGATATCACCGATTTCGCCGGTCAGGTTTTGAACCGTCAGGTTCGCGCCGTGGCTGAGGATCTGGAAAACGGTCTGGTCGAGACGATTGCCGGTGCGAACTACGCCCAGAACAATCACATCGTCAACACGACCGAAGGCAACCTGTGGCCTGCAATCGTTGAGGCCCGTCGCAAGCTGAACGACGCATACGTTGACCGCGCTGGCCGCGTCCTCGTTGTCGGCTCCGCTGTCGAGGCTGCGTTCCTCAAGGACCCGCAGTTCATCCGTTACGATGCCGCTGGCGATTCGCCCAACTCTGCCCTGCGTGATGCCACCATTGGTCAGGTCGCTGGGCTGAATGTCATTGTCTCCGATGCACTTCCGCATCAGGATGCGTTCCTCTTCCATCCAACCGCGTTCATCATGGCGACCCGGCCCCCGGCCCCGCCGCGTGGCGCTAGCTTCACCTCCGCTGCCACCGCAGCTGGTTTGGCTATCCGCTGGCTGATGGACTACGACTACTCCTCGACCACCGACCGCAGCCTGGTGGATACCCTTGTGGGTTACCAGTCTGTTGTCGATCCGGTTGATGGTTTCGTGCGTGCCGTCAAGTTGCACCTGAACGCGACCGGTGTCGTCGTCAGTGGCCGTGCCGACGTTACCGCTGCTGCCGGTGCAAACAAGACCTCGCAGCTTGCGGCCACCACCAACTACAACGAGAACGTCTCGGCCACCGCTACTTGGGCCTCTTCGGTCCCGGCCAAGGCCACCGTTTCTTCGACTGGTCTGGTGACCGGTGTTGCCGCTGGCACCACCAACATCACCGCCACCATCGACGGTGTTACCTCGGCCAACTTCGTGGTAACCGTTACCTAAGAAGATGGCTTTTGCTGATCCGTTAGCAACCGTGGAGGAACTCTCCACGTTTACGCGAACCACCTTTACCGCTGGTGCTGAGTACGATCAGGCAGAACTGATTCTGCAAGTAATTAGCGCCTGGGTTCGCACCCTGGGTCAGAAGAACTGGAATAACACGGATCTACTTCCGCCAGGTGATGTGGTTGGGGTTGTGCTTTCAGCATCCCGTAGGGAACTCGCCAACCCCGACCGCATCATCTCGGAATCCATGGGTCCGGTTTCAGTTACCAGACTGACGGTGCCGGATGGCTTCTTCACGCTTGGTGAAATGGCCATCATCCGGAAGAAATCTTCCGGTTCGATGTATACGATTCCGTTCCGCCGCGAGGATGATCGCTGGGCCATGGGTTATATCCATATGACCGCTGACCTAACCGATGAGCCGTTCCCCTATCTGGATCAGTGGGATCCCGGCTATTACAACACCATCCGTCCATGAGGTTGCGCGGGGGATACACCATTGAGGTGTACCGAACAAGCACTCGTGACCGGTATGGAGATAGTGAACTTCAGTCCGTTGGAACAATAGAAAATGTTCTGGTGCAGTGGGCTACCGCAAGATCCATGAATTCTGCCGAAGAAGTTGAGTTCATGTCCACTGTTGTTTATTGCCCTCGTGATGCCGCGATCCGGCTTCAGGAAAAAGATCGGTTCCAACTGATGGGCGAGTGGTGGGCGGTTATTGGTGACCGGATCTGGGATGAGAACCATCCCGTTACTGGTCACAATTTTGGGTATTACGTTATGCAAGCGGAGATGATGGCGTAAATGGCTCGGGAAACCAGGCTTTTTCGGGTTGGCGATTGGGCTTTAGATGTACCAGTTCCAAATCCCGGCCTTCAAAAATGGCTAAACGGCCCCGAGTGTGAAGCTGCGCTCAAGGATGTAGTTGAAGAAATTTATCGCTATTACATCAATTATCTTCCAGTTAAAACCGGCAGGCTTCGCGGCAAGGCATCTACGGTCGTTAAACGGGTGGGTGTGCCGGGGCAAACCCGGAGGTATCACGGTTGGGTAACCAACAGCGCGTTGAGCTACCGAAAGACCAAGGGTAAGCCGTACCCAAGATTTATCGAGTACGGCAAGGCCAACGTAGATGCCGAGGGAAACCGCACCGGCACAAGGACAGCAGCGGGGATGCAGCTTCGGAATGCCGCGTGGCAGGTTGCAAACAAGCGATTCGGTGCCCAAGCCGCCGCCGCGGTTTTGGGCGGAATGTCCGGTGCCGGTACCGATCTTGGACAGGCCCGACCTGCCCCCAAGAGGGTTCCGAGCGGCGCGGTGCCGACCTCGGTGGAGAGGTTGGCAGAGTTGGCCAAGGGTACGCCCAGGAAGAAGCAGCTTTCTCCGCAGGAGAAAGAGGCTCGCCGCGTGGCAATGATTAATGCACAGAGGGCGCGCCGCGCAGGAGAAGCGGAAAATAAAGAAGCACGCCGCGTGGCGCGTTTGGGCAAAAGTCCCCAGCCCCCTCAGCCGCGCATTCCGCAACCCCCGCAGCGCCCGACAGCGCCACCACGCGCACAGCCCCCTCAGCCGCCGCAGCCGCCGCGACCGGCTCAGCCACCGCAGCCGCCGCGACCCAGGCCCAACCCGCCTGCCCCAGCCGCGCCAAGTTTGCCACCTGGCTACAGAAGCAACCCCAAGGGGAAGGGGAGCCAGGTCATCAACTCAAAGGGCCAATTCACTAGGGTTGGCCCCCCAAAGCCGCCTTCGGCACGGAAGCCGCGGCGTAGAAAGTGAGGGAATAAATGGCCCTCTCCCTTCCACCCTGGTACAAGGGTGGATTCATTGATGTTGAAGATTTACTCTGCGACCTATTCATTTGGTTGCTCGGTGAAGAAATTCCTGTAGTAACATGGTTAGTAGAGGACTACTATGTAAATCCGCGCCCAGTAATCAGGGTCCATAGGGCAGCGGGTAAAGCAGTAGATGGAATGCCATTCGACCACGCCGTCGTACAAATTGGGGTGTTGAGCCAGAGTCGCCAAGACTCGTGGCAGCTTGCCGAATTTGTGCGTCAAGTAATGGCAGCATGTTCAGGCGGTTTTAAGGTTCCGCGCCAAGACGGGACCGTTACACAGATCAATTCTGTGGAGGAATGGGCAGGCCCCGTTCAGGCACTAGATGAATATGTCGATGACAAATTCATCTCCATAAATTACCGAATTCTGGTTCGGAACCCCCGGAGTGTTTCTCCGGATTACTACCGCCAGATAATGAATACTCTCCCATCTTAAGGAAGAAATGGCTACCGATTTTGAATCCATCCGCTCGGCCAAGCAGGAGTTGGTTCTTGCCAACCTGCACCTGGCCGTGCTTTTCGCTCCCATCACCAGCCCGGTTGTGACCAACCTGGAAGATGCCGCTACCGGCGATATCATTTCGCTGTCCAACTACAGCAGCGCCGGGATCATCGAGAAGGGTGCCGGTGTCGATCTCGGCAACGACAACACCACGACCGATATCGAGGCGTATGGCGATGCCGACCCGGTTCGTTCGATCATCTCCAAGCGCACGGTCACCTTCAAGGCTGACTTCTTGGAGACTAACCTCCAAACCCTGCAACAGTTCTGGGGAACTTCGCTTTCGACCATCGTTCCCAGCGCCCAGGGTGGCATCGTCATCCAGGCACCGTCCCTGCCGAAGAACATCTACTACCGCGCAATTCTGCTCGGCCAGGACGATGTTGACGGCGAGGATCTGTTCATGTACTGGATCATGCCCAAGGTCAAGCTCGACACGGTTGATAACCAGTCGATCAAGGACGACGGCGCTATGTCCTACATGATGACCTTCAAGGCGTTCAAGGACAGCGCCGCGGGATTCTCTGTGGCGCAGGGCTTCTGCGGCCCCGGCTGGAACCACCTCGCCTCGCGCGCCGGTTTCGGAACGGCTGTTACCGCCCTGACCGCGACCATCAGCACCACGCAGGGTGGCCCGACGTTCGCGGCCAACCTGACCGGTACTGCCGCCGCGCTTGCCGGTACTTTCCGCAACATGAAGGTTGTTGGCCAGAACGGTATCAACTACACGGTCAACTGCTCGTATGGTTCGTCCAACACCGGCAAGGCCATTGTGGACACCAACGGCAAGATCACCATTCCGGTTGGCGCAAACGCCACTTCGTCTGGCCCCACCAGCGGTGGTGTGGCTTCGACTGCGGCAGCGTCCCCAGCCAACATCGTGGCTACCTACACGCCTGCTGGCTCGACCACCCCGTTGACTGTCACCCAGACGGTCCAACTCACCTAAATCACCACAACCGGGTGGGGGTGGCCTTTAACCGGGTCACCCCCACCCACCCAAAAAATAAATCCAATTGGAGAGGATTACTAATATGGCACCGCGTAAAACAGATGAGGGCGAAACCCTTTTCGAGAAGTTGCGTAAAGAGGTCATTGTGCCTGACCCGCTGCGGGTAACGGAAGAAATCGTTCTGTACTGCCCCACAAAAACGCAGCTTGAGAAGTCCCAGAGTGCAGACACAGAGGTTGAGGCCAACAAGCTGCTACTGGGCGAAGAAAACTACGAGAAGCTTGATGAGCTTTTTGGTCCCGAATCCCCGCAAATGTGGGTCGAATTCAATAAGGCATACATCTCACATTTTTTCCCTACCCCGAACGGGTAGTCGAGATTGTCAATCGCTTCTGGGAAGCGATTGAGTGGGATTTCCAGCACCTTCTCGGTGTTGACGCTTATGACTATTTCAGGGAATTGCGTCCTTGGAGCCAGTTTCTGCGATTCTTTGACCGCCTCTTAAAGGTGGAGGGATCGGCTGTGCTTGACGCATACCTCAATGACCCAGATGTTGTTGATGAAATGGCCAAAAATCTTGAGTTAAATCCCAAGCGAAAGAAACCGTCGCTATTTGGCTGGACGGCGGAACTTTCCGCACTTAGAGACATTCAAGATCAACTCATCGCCTCTCGGGGGGGCACCAAGTTCGTGCCCCGACCAGACGTTCCTGGGCATAAAGAAGGTTGGGTTCGCAAGGACACCAAGCTGAATAAAACCATCGACAGGATTATTGGACCCAAAGAATGATTGAAGCTGGCGTACTCGGTCTTAGACTTTCACCAATCGCTACCGGCTTTTGGAGACGAGCCGACGTTGAACTTAAGGCGCAAAAGGCAAGCAAAGCCGAGGTCAAGGTTGAAGCCGATATCAAGAAGGCTTCAGCCCAAATTGCCGGGTTCCGTATGCGGGAACAGGCCAATGCGATCAACCTGAGAGTCAAGGTTGACGAGAAATCCATTCGCACCGCGAATGACAAAATTCGATATATTGAGCACACCTGGAAGCAGTCCGATATCAAACGGGCGGTCCGGGTTCAGGTTTTTGTTGCGGGTGCGGCTGCTCTTCCGGCCTTGACGCAGGGGATCGTGTCGGTCACGGCGGCGATGACCGAACTGAGCCGGGTCAGCTTGGCCCTTCCGGGCCTTCTTGCCGGTGTGGGCGCGGCGGCGGCGAGCCTCTTTACCGGCCTCAACGGTGTCGGTGCGGCATTCAAGGCATCGAACGACGGTATGCAGAAATCGGCGCAGTACGCCCGTCAGTATGCGACGGCGAGCAGGGAACTTGAAAATGCCCAGCGCGATGTTGTCAAAGCCCTCAAGGATGCCAACCGGGAGATTGAGGACCAAAAGACCAAGCTGGCGCGGGGGCAGCTGAGTGTTGAGCAGGCCGCTCTGAATGTTCGCCGCGCAAACGACGCGGTTTTCAAGGGCGGCTTCCAGAGCATCACCGAATACCAGCAGGCCCTACTCGATGTTAAGTCGGCCAACCTTGACCTCAGTGAAGCGGTAAAGCAGAACTCCCGCAACATCCACGACTATTACGAGAGCGCCGGTCGGGGCGCTGCCCAATCCGACAATTACAAGGATTCGTTAGATAGGCTATCCAATTCCCTGGATAGCTTCCGCAAGGCCCAATTCCAGGCCGCGGGGATGAGCGAGCAGTTCATCAGTGCCATGGAGAACCTGGCCCCTGCCGGTCAGGATTTTGTTCTCCAAGTCCTAAAGATGAAGGGGGCTTGGCAGGGACTCCAAAACTCCATCCAGACCACCCTGTTCAAGGGGCTGGGCGATGAGATCACTAATCTTGCCAACCGCCAGCTTCCGGTGCTCAAGACCGGTATGCAACAGGTCGCTGCTGCGATCAATAATGACATTAAGGCGCTATCGCGGACACTGAGCCGCGATTCCAGCGCCAAGAGCATTGCCAACATATTCCAGAACACCGGTCAGGCAATCACCGCCGCCACCCCTGGGCTGGACTCCTTCACCAGTGGCCTACTGAAACTTTCGGAGGTGGGAACGCGATTCCTACCCAGGGTGGCGCTCGCCTTCAACAAGGTAATGGGGCGCTTTGAGGCTTTCATCAACAAGGCCGACCGGGACGGCTCACTTAACAAATGGATTGATAGTGGCCTGAAGCTTGTCGCAAGCCTGGGCAGATCGCTGTTGAGTGTCGGATCAATTCTCAATTCCATTACCGAGGCATACAACAAGGCAACCGGTAACGTCGGCGGCTTCGCGGCCACCATGGAACGCGCCCTCTCCGGGCTAGCAAAGAGCTTGGCATCCCCGGAGGGCCAGGGGCAGCTAATCAAATGGATACGAAGCTCCCGCGAGTTCATGGAGACGATTTCCGAGGCATTGCCTGGAATCAGAAAAATCTTCGCGGCCATTGGTGAGGGTGCAAGGGGATTTGCCGCGGTATTCTTCCCAATCTTTTCTAGCATTGGCAATACAATCGGTGGCGCAAATGGACCACTGAAAACATTTGTTTCCGGCATGTTGATTTGGCGGACCATTGTTCCGCTCGTTAACGGAATGGGCAAGGCATGGCGCTACCTTAATGCCCAGTTCCAGCAATTCACGGAAAAACGTGCGGCTCTTCTTTCATCAAGAACTGCCGCATGGAAAGCCGCATTCGACGCGGACGGGATTAAGTTTGCCGCTCAAACTCGCCTAAGGGCGCTCAACGATGAGGTCAAGGAGACTGACCGACTCTACGCGCGGATGTTCAATTCCCGCGCCGCCGCCGAACTTGAATACACCAAAGCGCAGAAGCGTCGTCAAGACCTTGAAGGCACGGCTAAATCCTCCAAGAAGGCTGCCAAAAAGGACGGCCTTGACGAAGCCGAGGCCAAGAGGAGGAGGGGCATATACCTGGCCGACGCTAATGCTTTCAAGCAGGCGAAGGCGGTAGAGAAGCGCGCCCTTGAGGAATTCAACATCAGGGATGAGCGGCTATACAAAGCCGCCGCTGACCGGAGTGAGCTTCGGCGCAGCCTAGAGGTTGCTCGACCAAGGGCCTACAGGGATCTTCGGGAAGCCACCAATCTGGCAACCAAGGCGCAAGAGAATTTCAACAGGGTCAACCGCCTGACCGCCGATGGCATGTCCGGAAAGTGGGCGCGCTCGGTAGCCCTAATGAAGGGCAAGTATGACGGGCTGAAGTCCGCCTTGGGGTTCATCGGCGGTGTCGGTGCTTCGGCTGGCATAGCGGTCGGTGTGGCCGTGGCCTTCGATCAGCTAACAGCCGCCCAGGACAGAAACAAGGCATCCGCAGATAATCTCAAGGAATCTCAGGACGCGCTTGCCCAAACCCTTTCCAAGGGAACCGGATCCGCGACAGCGGCCACGCTGGAAGAGAACGCGCGGCAGCTTAGGGACCGCTCCAACCCGGTTCACCCGGACGATCCGGGGCAGAACTTTGATGCCGCGAAAATCCTTGAGGGCCAGCTTGGAATGTCCCTTTCCGAAGCTGTAAACCTCACCCTTCCAACCGAAGTCAAGAAGCGGGAGGCCCGTCTCGCCACCGCCGACGCTCAGGTCATCGCCGCCGTTCCCGGCCTCGATGAGTGGAAGCAGTGGGGCAAGGACTTCGAGAAGAATGGTGTCAATTCAAGCGTTTACGGCAAGGCCCTCAACGGCGATCCTGGTTCAATCGGAAAGGTCGAGGCCGCTCGTGAGGCAATCCGATACGCCAATACGCCGGGATTGAAACTCGGTGCTGCCGTTGCAATCGGATCAGCACCCAATGACCTCGGGGCCGCTCAGGAGCAGCTAGACAGATCGGGTCCATACGGAGGACTGCGCGGACTATCTCTTGCGACCGGCGCGGCCAGAAGCATTGGAAATGAATCCCTTGCCAGGAGCCAGGATGCTCGTGAGTCCGCGAATGTAATTCCGCAGCGAGGATTGAACAGCCGCGGATCCAGCACGTTTGGCAAGTTCACCCTTGGCCCGAATGGGGCGATCATCAATCCGGACGGTTCCGCCGTCGTTGAGGTCGAAACCTATCCCGGTGAGGCGTGGATTCAGGCGCAGGCCGATAAGGGAATTTCTGTTGAGCGCAGATTCCCCAACGGCGCGGTCATCACCATCGGCCCGGAGTTCGGTCGGCAATATTTCAATAGCTACGCTCGCGGTGGCCCAGTTTGGGGGGCGGGTTCCGCAACGTCGGACAGCATCCCGGCGATGCTCTCTAATGGCGAGTTTGTTATCAACGCCAAGTCTGCCTCTCTGATCGGGCACGACCGGTTGCAACAAATGAACAGCATGAAGTTCGCCAATGGTGGACTTGTGCGCCGGTACGCTCCTGGCGGTCCGGTTTTGCCGCTTAACCCGCCACCAGATGATGGCGGTAGCGCCGATGTGGTAGACGCTATTCTTGGCGGTAACAACGGGCCTGCGAGTATTGACCCGTTCAATCCAGGCGGGGTTTACGGCAATGTCCCGACCCCGGCAGCGCCAAGCCCACCGATTAGGACCGATCCGGTCAATTCGGCTCCGGTGGTCCGACCCTATGTTCCACCAGCCCCGGCGATTTCACAGTTCGGCTCTATCGCCAACGGGATTGATTACATCCCAAGGCTTGGCGGCAGCGGAGCGCTTTCAGACTATGGAAGCACCGCCGCTTCAGCCGTAGACAAGGCTCCGATCAATCCGGATGCCAACATTCTCGACTATCTGGTTCAGGTGTCGAACGCTTTCGGGCTGAAGCCCGGTAGCGGACCAGCTGATACCGATGCTGGAAACAAGATTGCCGATGAACTCGGCATTATGAACCACGGTCCGATCCCTGGAAACGGGATGCGACCCGCACAGCATGATGTTAACCGCGCCCTTGACATGGGAACCGCCGAGCAGTCCCAGGCGGGTGAGATCACTGAATTTGTCAAGGCGTGGATGAGCGATCCGGCCAAGGTCGCGGCGACCCGTCAACTCATCTACAGAGATCCAAAAACCGGTGAATCTTTCGGAATACATAAGGGCCGCAGGCTTTTTGGAGATGAGCTTCAGATCGTCTACGGTGACGATCTCCCCGATCACACTAAGCATGTTCATCTCGCCCTAGAGGGCGTTCCGCTATCCGCATTCAAGACAAATCTTCCCACGGCAAACATCCCCAAGCTGGGCGACATGCCAAAGGCCCCCCAAGGCCCGGTGGCGATTTCTCCGGGGCCAGCCGCCAGCACACCCAAGAGCGACGTTCAGCTATCCACCCCTGGGGCAATAAAGGGGCCGTTTGGGGACATTCCGTTCGACCCCATCAGCATCCTCAAGCAAATCGGTGCCGCCATCCTCAACGGCATCTTCGCCTTCTTCGGGGTTGACGGCTCCGGATTTGTTAATGCGCTCTTCGGGCTGGGTGGCCAGCAGGGGCTTGGGATTGGCAAACAGGTGGAAGAAATTCCGCAGGCCGATCCGGACCTCGTTGCCGGTCTTGATGCCCAGATCGCCCAGTACGAGGCCGTGGGCACACCGGCTGCCCTGGCGTTGGCCGAAAAGATCAAGGCCGGAAGGGACGGCTACCTCAAGCAGTTCGATTCAGTCAACGCTGCCGCGAGCGCGGAGTCCGCGGCGGCTTACTTCGACAGCATCGGACAGCCTGACACCGCGGCGAAGTTGCGCGCCGGGGTGGAGGCCCTTGGCCCCAATCCGAACGAACCGAACCCGGAAAGGTTCGGCCCGGTAACCACCGTCCCCGGAACCGGGGAGAAGGGGCCGACAGCCCTGCCCCGCTCCGGTGTGTTTGTGGCACCGGCAGCCAACTACTCTGGCGGCACGCCGGAAACCCACAATGCTATCTATCGGGCGTTCAAGGAAGCCGGTTATCCGGACTCCGAATGGCCCTCCCTTGTTGAGCTTCTGAATCACGAGAACGACACATACGATCCGCTCAGGCCGACCGGTGGCCCCAACTCGGATGCTTCCGGCATCTTCCAATTCCTGTCCACGACGTGGGACGAAGTTGGAATGCAGTACAGCACGGATCCGTATGTCCAGAGCGTTGCCGGTATGCGCTACATCAAGAAGCGTTACGGAACGCCAACTGCCGCATGGAATTTCTGGCAGAACCCCAACCCTCCCGGCCCGGACCCCAACTGGCCGCATTGGTACTCGACTGGCGGAATGGTTGCGCTAGCCAGGGGCGGAATGGTTTCCGGCCCCGGAACGGGCACCTCCGACAGCATCCCTGCGATGCTTTCCAACGGCGAGTTCGTCATGCGCGCCGATGCGGTGAAGCACTGGGGTAGCGACAAGCTTCACGCGATGAACCGCTATGCCGATGGCGGCTTGGTCGGGTACGCACCCGGTGGTCTTGTGATACCAAGCGATCCCGAGCAGCAGAAGTCGATGCTGCGGGATGCTTTCAAACCGAGAAGCGACGACCCGAATATGCAGGGTGGCGGCGGCTCCTTTGACTCCGCGCCGAAGCTGTCCACCGCCCAGAGTATCGGCCAAAATATTGGAAACTGGGGCAAAGGGTTCGCCCAGGCCGCGGATCAGGCGGTTACAGGTCTTGCTCCGCTAGTTGGCGCGGGTAACTTGCTGAACGATGCCGTTCGCCTGGAGTCGCAGTTGCTCGGCAGACCCGATCAAAGCATCAAAGACTACAAAGCGCCCGGTGTCGCGGATTCATGGAAGGGCGTGGCTTCCGCTATCGCACCCCTAGTGGGGGCCGGAAATGTCGTTAACAACGCATTGGGGATAAAAGCGGCCCCGGCTGCGGGAGTTGGGGATTCGTGGGAGGCGATGGCTAAGGCAACCAGTCGCTATGACCAGTGGACCGGTGGGCAAAAAGCCGAAGCCCTTGGTGGAAATATGTTCGACATTCTCACCGCGGTCCTCCCCGGAGGTGCCCTATTTAAGGCAAATCAGGTTGGGCAGTTGGGGGTCAAGGGAGCGCTCGCCAGCACTTCCACGCCCACGGTTTCCGGTATTACTCGCGCGGCTGCTCAGTCGGCAGGGGCGATAGTCCCTGGCGCTGGCATTGTCGGTAGGGGAGTGGCAGGCGGCGTAATGGCCGCAAGGCAGGCCGCGTGGGTTAGGAAACACACTAGGGGTATTGATTTCAGCGACCTCGTTGCTCCGAGGGCTGCAAGAAAAGAAATCATAAGATCCATTGCGGAACTGCAAGCAGCTGCACCCACAAACCTGCATCGGGTCTATACGGATCCAGGCATTTCCAGTGAAACTGGCTTGACCTTGGCCCATACGGGACTTGAGATGAAGGCAAGCACCGGAGATGTGGGTGGTTCCATTGGCGTAAATGTGAGGGCCTTCGACAGCCCGAATACCTTGACAAGAATCTTTTCAAAGTACCAGAGCGTAAAGAACCCGGACAGGGGATTTCACCCGTCAACCGGACTTAAGGGCGGCATATTCCAGGTAATAGCCCATGAATATGGACACGTCCTTGACCAACTTAACCTTGGTGCCCGGAGCGAGGTGCCAATTCAACTTGTTGACGATTATCCCGGTTCGCGGTCGGGGCCGAGCAAGGCCCCTGAAAATGTAACATATCCGCGATCACTGCGCATTTGGCAGGAGATGGAAACCACTAATTTCGGAGATAATCAACCTCGGCTAACGCCAAACGAAGCTTTTGACCTTTATGGCAACCAGCGAAAAGCCACGCTTGGCGCAGACCGCAGGACATATACGGGAGCAAAGGCGATTTCGGACTTCAGGTTCAGGGAGTTGCTGGGCGAGAGGTTCAGGGAAGAATTTGACACCGTAACGCGAAATAGGGCCGAGGCATTTGGTACGCCGGATCGTTATAACCCATATGAATTTGCGAAATTTATTCGCAGCAGGTTGAGTGGCTACAGTTACATAAAGGGTGACGACCTTGAAGTTATGACGGGACTGCCAGGGGGCACCTTAGCTACAATTAGAGAAACCCTGGCCGACGCAAACATACACGGGTTTAGTCAAACCCAGCTACAGGATTTGATTACCGCGTCGGTTCTTAGCCCACCGGACGGCAAGGTTCCACAGGCCCTCTCCAACCTATTTGGCGACCAACTAAAAAACGGTCCACCACGGTCAAGGGAACCCGAGGGGCTTTATGGTTCTCCCGCTCAATGGGCACTGCGAACAATAGATCGCCACGAATCCCTTGCCGAGGCTTTTGCCGACGTTATGACAAACGGCGTGCGCGCTTCCCGAGGCAGCAAGACTGTTTACAATGTCCTTCAGGAGCAACTTAAGCTTCGCGGCGTAAAAATTCCGAAAATAGATAAAGCCGATTATTCCGACGTGACCTCTAGGACCCAGGGCCTTGTGGGTCAGGGCATGTTCGATTCCGAAGGCTCTCAACTTATTCAGGAAATTTTCAAGACGTACACCGCGGGGCTGCTTTATGCGGAGTCGGACGCAAAGACTAACGCAGAGGCGGCTCGCGCTCGACTCGGACTCAAGGACGAAGATGCTGCCCTAGGGAGAATGCGCCAAATTCGCCAATCGCGCCGCGACTCTAAGGGGCGGTTCGCCAAGTTGTTTGGCGGGAAGGGCAAGAAAAAGAGCGAACTCCCATCCGGTCCGATGGCCATGAGCAAACCCCCGGTTCAAGGTAGGGGCTTGGCGAAGGGCTGGGAATCCGCCGTCAAGCAGGCGGACGAGATGTTCGATTTCGCGGTTGAGGAACACAGGTTTCAGTGGAACCCGTACATACCTACGCGAGCACCGTGGGGGCCGGATGAGGATGGAAACCCCCGTAGAAACAGAACTCCGATGGGTTCACCGTTCGACTGGGATCAGTTAACGAGCCTGATTGGGTATTCTGGCAGTTCCTCCGTAAATAAATCATTACGCGGAATGGATCAACTGCCATTATATGCGCGCGTTCTAAAAGAATTACTGGCAATCCGTCCAAACATGTCCGGATATGGTGGCAGGGCACAGGTTTATAGTCCCGGTCAGCTTTTGAAGTACATGGAAGATAATAAGGGTATGCCAGCCGCGGCTATGATCGAAGCCCTCGGTCGCGAGTTCCCAGGTAATAGTACTCAACAGTACTGGGAGCTTTTGCTTACTCAAAATTTGGCGAAGGCGCGCGCAGCTGCGGCGAGGATGCTGGACAACCTGGGTACAATTCAATACCTCGACTCAGCATTTGAAGCGTCCCAGCCGCTAGCCCAGGATATGTGGGTAACAAGATTCGTCGATGACCTTAATCCGAATTTCCCAGATCTAAGCAATCCGGAAGCGCTGGTCGGACAGACCATTCCGAATGTGGGGTATTCATCGACCTCTGTTGGCATTACCGCTAAACCACAGACCGGACCGCTACAGTGGCGGCATCGTTCTAAGAATAATCAAGAGGCCAATCCTTTCCAACTTCGACGCGTAATGAAGCAGATGCTAGTTCGCGCCGGGATGCCAGCGATTTGGTTTGGCGGCTACGAGGGCGAGTTGATGTTCCCAAGGGGGCTTGACTTTAACGTACTCGGCCAACAGGACATTAGGGCAGCTGCGGGTTATGGTCCGGAGGACATGCGATATGCCGCGGAGGTGGCGCGCAAGGTTGAGGAGATGACCGGGCAGGCCCAGCCGAATAAATTCAAGCTCTGGGGTACTGCATCCCTAAACCCGGATAATCAGTCAACTCCCACCCCTGCCGATCTTGGGTATGGAGAATTAGAACCAATACTCAAGGCAATGAGTGGTGGTGCGTGGATTAATTTATTAGCGCCACAAAGCCCCACTAACTTCAGGCCAGAGTATTCTGATTTTAGAGACATGCCGCTCTATCATGCCCTCTCCTTTGATAGTCCGACCCCGAACCCGCCGCTGAACCCGGTGCTGTTCGCCCCCGGATACATGACCAACAATATCCCAAAGAAGAAGGCTTCCGAAGTGCCGATGGATTTCGGGAGCATGGATTTCCCCGATCCGGGCGATGGGTCGCTAGCGGCTGCGGGTCGCGCGTTTGATCCGATTGCTATGGGCGAACTTTACGGACCGTCGCCAATGGATTTATCTTTTTTACCCGATTTGACAGACGATTGGAAGGAAGTAATAGCACCGAGGATTGAGAAGTGGGGGACGAGGCGTATGGAAGAAACCGGTCGGCTATACCCCCGCCTTGATCGACTAACCGAACAAGAACAGGCCCTAATTTCAACACCCTTCTTAGAAAGCGGTCGATCCCTCTACGGTATTACCGAGATCTTGGGAACCCTGGGGGAGCCTAGCTGGTGGTGGACTCATTTGAATTATCGTTTCGGCGCGGAATTTGCGGATTGGTTTACCCCCAAGCTGTTCGGAATGATGCCCGGTACCGACATGATGATGTACGCCAATGGCGGGTACGTTAGCGGTCGCGGTGGACCGAAGTCGGACATGATCCCGGCGATGCTTTCCAATGGTGAGTTCGTGATGAGCGCGGCGGCAACGGACCGAATTGGCGCTGGCCGTCTGATGGCGATGAACAAGTTCGCCAACGGTGGCCCCGTCCCACCCGCACCTAGCGGTGGTTCCGATCCGGACGCTTTCAAGGATCTGTCCAAGTTTATGACGACCCCGCTGTTCAAACCGGCAGAGTCGGGAAGTTCCGATCCGGACGCGTTCAAGGACTTGAGTGCGATAACCCCCGCCAGCATTGCCGGATCGGTTCTTTCCCCGAAGGGCGTCGGTGGTGGAGTGTCGGCTGGCGCGGCTGCGCCAAAGCCGAAGGACCCCAGGGCAATCTTGGGTGCCGCACCGCGGAGCGATAGCTACGTCAACCCCGCGCTGGCCGGTGCTATCAATGGCGTCTTTAACACGGTCGGTGGGCTGGTTTCCCAGGCCGCGGGATTCGCCGGGGCCGCAGCATCAGCGCAGGCCACTGGCGGTGCCCCGATCCCCGGTGCCGGTCAAGCGACCTCCGCTCTCGTCAGTGCCGGATTCCAGATGGCCGGTGACGTTGCGGTGGGCGCGGCGAACATCATCTCAGCCCTCCTGGTCGGGACGGTAACCCCGTCGCAAACCGGGCAGGGATACGGTGCCCCGCTACTTCCACAGCAGCAGCCGGGGGGCGGGGTCAACAACTTCCAGTCCATTCACAACGGAAATGTCGTGACCAACAACTTGTCCGAATACAGCAGGCTCAAGGACCGCAAGGATGCCCAGAAAGCCGCTCCGTTCTTTAATCGGGTGAACCAGTAATGAGTGACGGATACCTCTCCAACAAGATCGAGGTGTATGGGTGCGACGGATCGTACTGGTACATCAGCGGACCGGACATTCCAGAAGAAGCCGGTGTGACACTTAATCCCAAACTTACCGGTGCCATTGATGCCCCGGTAAAGACGCAGTGGCTTCCCGGCGCTTTCGGGCAAGAGTCCCAGGGATACCGGTGGGAACGCAGAGACATTATTTTCGCGGTACAAACCTTCGCGCAAGACCCCGAAACCTGGATGACAGTTGATTCGGAATGGCGCAACGCATTTGATTACGTCAAGACCACCAGGATCGCCTACACCACATCGGCTGGAACCCGGTGGCTGGACGTGAGGATGCTGGAAGAGCCGAAGAGCTACGAGGGCGAGACGGACAACGGGAAGTCCCCATTCCTCGTGTGCGACTCAACAATAGTTATGACCGTTGCATCAGAGTTGCCATTCTATGTCGGGGAAACCGACGTGTACGAGTGGTCGCTTACCGGACAAACATTCGGATCAACCACCATAGATATCGTCAACGAGTCCGACGTGGAGGTGTGGCCCAAGTGGACCCTGACCGGTGGTGCCACCTGGACCCTCCCAGACTTCAGCTGGGGCAACAACGATTACGGGCGCGCAGATGAGGATGCCGGTAGGACCGTGGACCTTCCGGCATTGACGGTCTACGAAAACATCGTGGTTGATTCGGACCCGCGGAAGCAGACGATCCTTTCATCGAATATGTCGAATGTTCAGGGCCGGTGGAAGGGTAACGATCTTCTTTACCCACTGGCACCGGGGGCCACGGAATCGCTTCCGATATCGGTGACCGGTATCAACAACCCTGCCGGTGCAGCACTTCGCCTAGAGATACCGAAATGGTTCACCAGGCCATGGGGAAGGCCGTTGCCATGACGATTGCAGATGCCAACCTGTTGGCGATCATCAATAACACCCAGGAGTATTGCGAGGCTTGGCGCGAGGAGCTTCTCAACAAGAGGAAGCAAAAGCCATACATCAGGATCTGGAAGAACAAAGACAACGGCACCCCTGGCCTTGAGTATGTGGGCCGCATCCACTACGACGACACCATCCGCGCCTCATTCTCGTTCCGAAAGAATGAATCCACACAGGGAGTGTTGGAGATTCGCACCGACCACTACATCTCTGAGTGGATCAGAAGTGTGGTCATGTCCCCGGAGTTACGGAAGAACATCGTCATCACCGTGGACTTCTACGGTGGTGAAAAGCGTTGGAGCGGAATACTTAAGAGCCACTCGATCAAGGTGAACGAGGACTTCGTTCGCTACCACGAGTTGACGTTCAATGATGATCTTCAGTTCCTTCAGTTCTTGTTATGCCCCCCGAACCCCGCGCTGCCAGTTAACGTCTTTCAATTTCCGCGCGTATTTACCCTGGCCGGTCCCGCGAAATGGGCAATTTCCGTTATGATTTTGCTGAATCTAATTCGCGTCGAGGGGAACCTGTGGAGCCTTCCGGACGATCCATTTGATTTCGAGTCATGGGATGACCTGTGGGACTGGTCGGACTGGCAAGTGCATATCAAGTGCAAGCCGTTCAGTCTGGATGACAGCAGCTTGTGGGTTTTGCTTGCGTCGAGGATGAATCCGGTCGATTCGGTGATTGCCGAAGCACTCGATGACAGCCAGCTGACCCTAAGGTACAGAAGGGTTTTCAGCGATCTAGGTGAAACCTCCGATGGTCTGCCGCCAGGTGTCACACCCGCTAACGGTGCCCTCGTTTTTGAACTTGTAGACGACAGTGGATATCACAGCCAGCTTCACGGAACATTCCTTGAGGGAACGATTGCTGATGGGCTGGTCAGGTCGGGCGCGGTTTATGCGGGTGGGTTCATCGAGGACACCATTGGGATGTTTCAAGATAGCTCTAGCTTCTACAAGCCGCAGATTGATGGCGGACTGGGATATCTGGATTCTTACTGGGGGCCAGGATTCCTTGGAAGCTTGGGGGCCGCACCGTGGTTGATAATCAGGGACAACAAATGGACTGAAGTTGCCACATCGGAACTAACGTACAGTCCATCGACTGCCGTCTCAGTGGTTGTCGGCGGGGATAATCCCGCCGCGGATGCGGTAGCCAGATTGATTATCGAAACCGTGGGAAACGTACTTGGCTACTTCCTGCTTTTCGGCTTCAGTTCGGCTGGAACCATTGCCGCCGATCTCATCATGCCCTTCCTCCGAGGCACCATCCTGGCATGGGTGCGCCACAAAAATTCGTCCAGGGCCAAGGAACTCGGGTGGGTCCACCTGTGGGAGATTTACCAGCAGGGCGCAGAGGCCAACGCGTGGAGTTTGTCGGCAATCGCGGCCCTTCGTGGCGGATTCCTCGCCACCCGCACCCAGACCTCCCACACGCTCATGCTCAAGGGCACGCGCTGGATCCTGCCGGGACTGCACTTTGATGTGGGCAGCCGGGTCGGGTCCACGGCCAAGGAATACCCGGACTATATCTTTGTGAATCAGGTCGAGTCCATTGAGGCCACCTGGGACCACACCGAGGATGGCGGTCTTGACTACACAATCCAGATCGGCACGAATAAAGCGGCCATGAGCATGGGTGAGAGATCGGCCAGGGCTATGCAGAAGGCAATAACGACGCTAAACAATCTTGGTGTCAATCTAATTTCTGGCTAATTGATTGATAAGCTATTACCGAGAGGTGATCTGAAATTCATCCCATTCAGAGCGAATGTGACCCCCACAACCCTGAGCAACATGCAGCTTGGTGTTGGGCTGGCGGCATTCCAGATCCCTCACCGGCTAGGCCAATGCCGATCCCGCTGATTAGTCCACAGCTGACCGCTGGGGTTTCCAAGATGCTGTGGGATTTCGGGTTCAGGCATCACCCGGAGCTACAAAACGTATGGGTGGATGGCGTTGCCGGATTGGGAATGGTGGCCAATCTGGTGGATACGAAGCCCGAAGAAGTGGACTTCAAGGATGTTGCTCTGGAATTCCTAGAGGCAAACAACCCCGGACTTTTAGAAACAATACGAAACGCAGACCCGAAAGAGCGGGAAGCTCTGATCCAGAAATTGGAGAAGAGTTTCGGTGAACTTCAGGGGCTTATCGAAGCATTGAAGGAGGGCTGATGGCCGGTATTCCTAATCCATTGGTCAACCCGGCCAATCCTGGGTCATGGAGCAGTGACCCCACCGCCAACGCCCAGGGTGGCGCGGCGGCACAGTATTCAAATTCTTCCGCGACAACAGCGGCCAGCACCGAGACGGTAACCCTGACAACCTCGGGAACCGTTCGCAACAAATATTACGCAACCTTAACGCTGGCCAATCCGCTGAACGCGGCCATCGAAACGAAGATCAACGTCACCGGAATCGAGCCAACCGGGTATCGCGGAACCGATCTGATGATTACCGGTATTTCGGATACCTTCCCGTACAGCGTCACCTACGAGGTGCCCAGTGCGCTGGGATCGCAGACGGTGGCGGGGACGGTATTAGTGGCCGGAACACGCTTCAATACCGGTGACTACGGCATGGTTAAGACTGGTCGGACCGCACTGATGACGGACCGCAATCGGGAAAATGTTGAGAGCTTCTATCAGAACAGCCAGGAAACCGACCTGGACGCGAAGAAGGCTGCCCTTTTCGCTGGTCTGAATCCAAACCTTCCGTTTCCAATTGCCATCATAGAGGCGGTGGCGAAGGCGCTTCTCCGTGAAGGATACGACCTAGTTGTTGGGGTCATCACCACCGTTGAGCAGGCAGCGTATTGGATGGGCCAGATAATCAATAAAGTGGTTGACTGGATCGGTGAAGCAATTGATGCCGCTGGAAAGCTCGTAGGGGATATCGCCACGGCGGTTGTCGATGGTGCCGGTAATCTTGTTGAGGATTTCCTCGACGTACTGCATTGGGTATTTACCGGTGGCCCCTTTGAAGCGTTCCAGAAACTACTCACCGGCCACAAGACCCTGGACGACGTTAAAGATAAAGCGGTCGAGTTAAAAACTTCGGTTTACCAAACGGAAGTGGAGAGTGGAACCACTACCGACTTCTTCAACACGGTAAGGGTTTTGCCTACATGGGTGGGTGGGAAAACTGACGATGTTAACCTTCCGCAGTCATTCATATCTGGGACTTCAACTACGGTAGCGACAAGTCCATCCATTCTGGGGCTTGATGGCAGACTTGTCCTAATCCCGGTGGTTGCTGGTCAGAACAGAACTTGGTCTGCGGTCAAATTTGGGGTCGCGCAAATGGCCCTTAATGCGAAGGTTCCGGGCACCCAATACTTTTACGGAACCCCAGATGTACCAGGAAACTACTTAACTTCCGCATCAACCGCAACCCTGCCCGTTGTTGCGCCAGCTACGGTCGGACTGGTGCAGGCAACCATTGGCCTTCCAAGGCCGAGCTATGTGGACGTAGGGGACACGATTACCGTGTCCGGTTTCCCTACCTCATGGGCGGGATACAACGGCACTTCTTGGACAGTTTCGGCTAAATCTGATGTAGTTCCTTACAGCGTCAGCTACATCGTTCCCGCACTTTTACCAACAGCTACACCCACGACACAGACCTATACTGCTACCACCACCGCAACCTCCGGTAACGGTACAACGGCTACAGTGACCTTTAACTCCTCTATTGGTACGTTGTCTGTGGGGGAATCGGTTCTAATCTCTGGCGTAACCCCGACCGCATATAACGGGCAAAAAACTATTACGGCAAGATCTAATAATCCGCCTTACAGTGTTTCATTTTCTTCTACGGCAACCGGAAGCATGACCGTAGCAGGGTCGGTAGGAACCGACCCGGTGTTGACGACCGCGACGTTGCCATCTTATATGCCACCTAGCGTCACAACTCCTTCTGCCGTCCTTATGGGTGTTTACGATGTTGACGAGACTACCGGTGCCGCGACTAAGGTTATTGACCTTGGAAATGTCAGATCAAAGATAAATGTCGGTGCTAACTCGCAGAGAAACTTGCAGGTCATTAGCCTTCCCAGTCCAAAGCCCGTTCAGATGGGCGAAATATACTATATTGGAATTCTTCAAATTGGTGACGCAGGATTGACACCGGCTGGGTCAATCGCATTGAGTCACGCATCATCGAGTACCATCCCCTACACCTTTAATACCGGAACATTCCCTAAAAGAGTCTGCCTCTATTACAATTCTGGAACTCTAGGAGTATTGCCAGCTACATTTACGGACGCGCAGACGAGCGGAAGTTCATCAAACTTCTGGGGCGCTTTCGGTGACGATGTTCCAAATGTTATTCAACCTCCGGTTGCTTTCGCGGATAGCTTCACTGGGACGAGCGGTGCTGTTATAGACACCCAAAAGTGGTTGACAAGATACGGAAATGGACTACGCATTGCGTCGGGCCTCGGCGGTGAATTAAGGGCAACCGCCAACTCGACAAACGGTACGAGCATAAACACATATAAGTTCAAGACGAACTATTTGAAACAGACAGCCCAATGCACAATTGTCACCCAGACTGAGAATCTCGGTCGCCTTGGGGTTGGTGGAAGCATCATTACCCTTCGCGGTGATGGCAGCGGTAAGTTCATTTACCTTCGCGTTGTGATTGAGGTATACGGACTTTCATGGAGACTTAAGGTTGGGATATATACATCTCTGACTTATTCTCAGCCCGGAACCCAACTATCCGGTGGAACACTCAGAAAAGAAGTGCTGATAGGAACCGGCCTGAATCCATCTAACGGAAATACCTGGAAGTTTATTGCCGATGGATACACCTATGTTGGGTATAGAAACGGTGTCGAGGTAATCAGGTGGGCTGACACCGGGTTTGCCTTTGCCGGTTCCGGTGTTGGAAATGCTAACTTTAAGGAAGTTGGGATCGGGGCGTTCTACGTCTCGGAATACTCTTGTGTTGATAACTGGACCGCTTTCGACGAATCTGCTTAAGGAAATTAAATGATTGAGATTACTCGCCAGTTGAGCGGACTGGCAAAGAAAGTTGAAACGCTCACTGACGTTATCGAGGTAATGCAGTGGGTACTGGATTTGGATGACCTCTACTGCACCGCCTCTGCCCGTACCGATGGAACAGTATTCATGGAGGTAGGCGGGGTGGAAGTTCAGTCCATTGAGGTTCAACTTGGGCAATGGGTCATCTTTGATGGGGTTCGATTCTCCGCTCTCACCCAGGAAGAGTTTGAAGCCCAGGGCTACTCGGAACCTTCCGAATAAATTAGACATGCTAAGTGATAGGATTTAGGTGAGTTAATTGGCTCTAAAGAAATTTATCAAAGACCCAAATGCCAAGCTCGATTACACACTTGATTGGACGGAATGGCTTAGGCCATTTAGTGACACCCTGGCCTCGGCTACCGCGACGGTTATCCCTACCGGGGGGCTGATGATATCGGGAAGTTCCACCGTCCCCGGAACATTTTCTAGCAGTGCCCAGGTGACGCTCACGGTGTCTCAATACATTGCAACCCTCTGGGTGAAGGATGGGGCAGCCGGAAGTTCCTACGACGTAACGGTTCGCGTTACTACCTCGGGTGGACGCATAGATGATCGGACAATAACCATTACCTGTAAGGAAATGTGATGGATAAAAACAACAACGAGAACGTAGTTCTGACAATGGCCGTCTCCGCTTCTGCGGAGGTTACAAGGCCGGATAAGGAAGAGGAATAAGAAATGCCAGCTGGACTTAGTACCGCAAACCTAATTGTAAAAATCCTGAACCACATTAAAGGTTCGGGAGCGACAGCGTTCACTGCCCCCACGCAGCTGTACGTTCGACTGCACACAGCCACCCCTGGGTCTACCGGGGTGGCTGGGGTTCCGACTGGCGGTGAGGGTGGTCAGACAGGTCAAGCCATCAACTTCACAACGACCGCGACGAACGTGCTCACCATGTCCAATACGCCTAGCTGGAATATCACGGTTGCGAGTCAGACTGCCAGCCATATCAGCATTTGGGATGCAAGCACTGGCGGTAACTTTTTGTGGTCGGCGGATCTCACCGCACCCAAGGCTGTTGTTTCCGGTGACACCCTCACGCTTACCTCTTGCACGCTGACGCTTAACACGCCTGCGTCGTAATAAAAAACTGAACGGATGGGTGGCCTATGCCTTCCCAAATTGATACGTTCAGCACGGCTGGCGCATTTACCTACACGATCCCGTCGTGGGCAGCGGTAATTGATATCGTCGTACTGGGCGGCGGCGGCGGTGGCAATGTCGGTGGTGCAGGTCTTCAAAACGGTGGCGGCGGCGGCAAGGGAAGCTACTCGACTTACACAGCCGTAAGAGGCACTAATGTTCTCCCTTTTGCCACTACCACGATTACCGGCACTGTGGGAGTTGCCGGAATTGGCGCACCTTCATTCGGAAACTCAACTAACGGTGGTACTTCCACTGCCTCACTACAGGCCGGTGTGAGTGTCACTGGTGCTGGCGGAGTTGGCGGTTTCGGACACGGCATACAGCAGGCTGGCTATGCGCCCGGTAACACCACCTTTAATGGTCAAACATATGTTGGTGGCACTATCGGCAGTGGCGGCGGCGGTAATGCTGTTGCTCCCGGTGCTGGCGGTAACGGCGGTACCGGCCCTTTAATCGGATCGACCGCTGGCGGTAACGGTTCCGCTGGCCGGGTTTGGTTCCGTGCCTACGGTGAAATCGGTCAAGCTGAAACTATAGCTGCTGCTACGACAACAGCCGCCCTTACGAAGGGTGTTAGAACCTCTGCCTCGCAGATCGCTACCGCAACCACCGCCACCGCTCTAACCAAGGGCGTTAGGGTAGGCGCAAGCACCACAGCGGTAGCGACATTCCTTTTGGAAGAGACTTATAGCGGAAGGATGGGGGCACCAACCACTGCCGTTGCAACGACTTCCGGAACGGTGAGTCGCGGACAATCTCTGGCCGCTGCGCTCATCGCCAGCGGTAACGCCGGGACGGTAACACCCATTCGCGGCGCGGTGGCCGGTGCGCCACTATTTGCAAATACCCTTCCGACCGGGGGGGCACTAAGGACTGCCAATGTTGAGGCCAGCCTGCTGTCCACCCATTCCGCTTCCGCGAATCTAACGGAGAATACCGCTGCACAGTCCGCGTTAACGGCTACGGCTGTACCCGGTAGCCGTTTGGCATCAAGCCAGAGAATGCAAGCTGCCCTTTCTGCGGCGGCATCCCAGTCGGGTGTTCTTTCCAGGGGGCAGGGGATTTCCCCGGATGCCACGGTAGCTACGGCATCGACTTCTGGGACTATCTTGCGCGGCGTGAGGATCGAGGCCAACCTGATGGCTTCCGCGATCACCACTGGCGTGATTGTGAAGGGGAGAACCCTTTCGGGTTCACTGACCGCTACGGCAACACCTACCGGTGGGGTTGTGGAAAACACAATTGCACAGGCCGCGCTGACGGCTACAGCTACGGGTTCGGCTGGGGTTAGGAGAACTCAACGAATTGATGCTGCACTTACGGCAACCGCTACTTTCGCATCGAATTTGACGGCGATAAAAACAATTCGTGCAGGACTTGTAGCTACCGCATTTGGAAATGCGAAAATTGACGAACCTCGGGAGGTTATTTATGTCGAGGCGGAAGATAGAAATACAAAGATTGAGTCAAGTTCAAGAACTGTATATGTAGAGAAGTACACAAATACGGTTGCCGTTATTTCCGGTGGAACAAGGAAAGTATTAGTAGCCGAATCTTCACGTTCCTACCAATTGGGAAAAGATGACCGTTCCGTTTCCGTAAATGCCGAAGATCGAGATGCCTTGGTCCCGGCGACAAGGCCCGAAAGTTTACTTAAATGATTGATTTATCTAGCGAGCCGTCGCTCGGAACGATGATCCTTACGGAGGGCGGGGTTTTGAAATACTCCTATGTCCTACCGCGGGGCATGGAATTTCCGACCGGCTCGGAAGCATACATTGAGTTCAGTGACCGCGCTGGCGGTGTTTACAATCTGGGCGACTATAAGCATGGATCCATCAGCGACGATTCAACGACCTTCACCTGGGTGATTGGCGAAGTATTGACCAATCAGGTTTCCGCGGGGGACAACTTTGAGGTTTTCGTCAACATCGACGGCGACACCTACAAGGTTCGGTATGGCCGGGTTGTTCGCAAGCAGGTTTCCTACCCGCTGAACCCGATCACCGTCGCATCCCCGCCCCTTATGTATGAGGACGACTTCCAAAGGAATGTTCCCGGCCCCCGGTGGCTTGTCAAGTACGGCGCGGTGTCAATGACTCAGTTGACATTTACCAGCGGAAACTCCGCTGTGGGGACTAAGTACACCATGGCGGCTAGAAATGCAGTGGACATTTTTGGCAACACCCTATCCCTATTCTCAAAAGCCTCTGTTCGATGGTATGCGCCCATGCAGTCGGATTCGGTGGACATTTCCGTGAAGCTGGTATCCGGTGCGGCCAACAATGACGGCGAGTGCTTCATTGTCTTTGCCAGCAATTCGACCATGACGAGGTGGCTGGCGGTAAGGATCAGCGATCCCAGCACTGGATGGACAAGAACTGCCGACAATATTCAGGTGGTGATGGGAACCTCCACAAGCGAGCCACCAACCTTCGATGCACTCCTGACCAACTACCTTCCGGCAGTGACTGAGATCGGATCATTTGTAAACTTCGACACCCCTCACTTCAATCAGGCATCTGCAAGCACTTTCACCTACAGGGTGGTCTACAACGGAACCGGTGTAACACCCTCGGTGGCGGTATACACCCCCGCAAGCACAACCACACCAGCACTGACGACAAACCTGGCCAGTAGCGGCTTCTACAGCGGTGCCGGTTACCGGTACTGCGGACTGATGTTCAACGGCTCCCTGGTAACCCCAGGGCCAAGGGTTTTCTACTGGAAAGCCAAGGACACGGTTTCATAATGAATGGATGGTTTAATCCAGATTCTTGGATGGATGTTTGGTCCCAACTACTACTCATTTTGGGGGCACTTTCAATCGCAATTGCCCCTTCCTGGTTTTCTGCCAGGAAAACCCATAGAGATCTGAGGGATGTAAAAGACCAAGTGAAAAATGGCCACACCAATACAAATCTTCGTGACGATGTGGACCGGGTTCTAGCGAGGCTGGAAGAGCTTTCTAGGCATGTTACAGAAATGGCCAGGGGGTTCTCCGGGCTGAAGTCTGAGTTAATTGATGAGGAAATCCGTAGGCGGGAATCGGTCAAGGAATTGCGCGTTGACCTGCGGGATGGAATATCACATATTGAGGGTCGGCTTAACGATTTGGAAGGGCAGATAAAGCCCAAATGAGTGCTAGACTGAAATTGAGCCGAGAGGCGCTCACGGAAAACATTGCAACAATAAAACGGGCTTACTATGATTCCGTTTACGGAATTACAAAAGCCGCCCTTGAGCCAGTAGTGGCCGCAACGAGCGATGTGATCCGAGAGTCGGTTTCAGAAGCGGTTAGAGATGGCGTTAAAGACGCTTTCTCGTCTACCGATTTTATCGGTGATCTCATATTCGGGAGAAGAAGAAAATAATAATGTTCTGCTTTCTTCGTGAGCATTTTCAAAGCAAGTATTTACCGTATCGAATGAATAGGTTGGAAACACAAATGGCTTCTTTTGATCGCGCACTGGCAGCCCTGGCTGCCAAGGTTGACGCAGTAATCGCAGTGATCGCTAACGATGCGGTGGCTCTTGAGGCGGCTCGGCAGGCCGTGGCCGTGGCAGAGGCGAAGGCCGCTCAGGTCGTTGCCGATGATGCTGCTGAGGATGCCGCTGCTGATGCCGCTCGCGCTGACGCGCTGGCCGGTGTCGGGGCGAAGCTCGATGCAGTCCTGAACCCGCCCGTCGTGGAGGTTCCCGTTGAAGAGGTTCCCGTCGTTGACGAGGTTCCGGTTGTTGACGAGGTTCCCGTCGAGGTAGTTGACGTGCCGGTGGATACCCCTCCGGTTGAGGACGCTCCGCAGGTCTGAGGCGCATAAGTTATGCCTTCGCCTACACCGTCGAGGCCGGATTTCAACGAGTACTGGGTTTCCTCCCCGTCCGCGCATGGGCGGGGGGGAACCAGGGTTGACCTGTTCCTCCTCCACACGCAGGAGGGCAACGGCAACGCCGACTCGCTGGCAAAATACCTTGCCAACCCAGCCAATAAAGTCTCGTACCACTACACGGTTTCGCAGGACCCGCGCGATGGCGGTGTCACCGTATGCGACGTAGTTGATACCGATTACTGCTCGTGGTCCGTTCTGTCTGCTAACCCACGTTCCATCAATCTGTGCTTTGCCGGTTCGTCGGTTCGGTGGACGCGCGAGCAGTGGATGGCGCAGTCCAAGGCCATCGACGTGGCCGCGTTCCTTGCCGTACAGGACTGCAAGAAGTACGGCATTGCGCTTCGGGTTCTTTCGCCGCCGTATTCCTCACCGCCACCGGGCATTTCGGATCACCGCTATGTGAGCGAGTATCTGAAGGACGGTAACCATACCGATGTTGGACCTAACTTCCCATGGGATTACTTCCGGCAGTGTGTGTCAAAGTATTCCGGTGGCGAGGCGGCACCCAAGCCCCAGCCGTTAGCGCCGCCAGCTGGACCTCCCCCCTTCCGATATCCGTCAAGTGACGAAATGATCCGGCAGGTCTGGGAGCAGCTTTTCGGGCCACAGGGCAAGGGTTGGCCACAGCTGGGTGGAAAGACTCTGGTTGATTCCGTTGCAGAACTCTTACGGCTCAGGAAATGAGGATCGGCGGCGCTTACGTCGGACTGGGCCTGGGGGACTCCTCGGAGGAGATCCGAAAGATCAAGAGCTTCCTTCGTAAGAAATTCAGCTACGCCCGGAACCTGGCCGACACCCCGGACTACGACGATGCGATGTTCGCCGTCGTGTACCAGATGCAGGCCGCGTACCACAAGCAGGGGAAGCTGCACAATCCCACCGGGATCATCGACGTGGCCACCAAGGTGGTGTGCGGATACCTCCCTCCCCCCACTCCGGTTGATTCCCGACCGGTGCTGTTCACGGCGTGCGGGACGGGGGTTCCCTGGTGGGTCGGCCCCGACGCTGACGCGGCCAGGGCGGTCGAGGACCGCTACAAGTGGCAGCCCATTGGCTACCGGGCGGCACCCTTCCCCATGGCCAGGTCGGTGCGCGAGGGGCGCAGTGAACTCATTAACCAGTTTGAGATTCACCGCAACAGGGTGCGGCAGCATGGCGCTGCCCTGATGGGCTACTCGCAGGGGGCGATTGTCACTGGCGAGTGCTGGGAGTTCGATATCAAGCCCGAGAACGGCAGGCTGCACTGGGCCAAGCCGCACATCCGCAAAGCGGTCACGTTCGGCAGCCCCATGCGAGAGGCCGGGAAGGTGTGGGCGGATCCGGGTGGAGAGCCAGCCCCCATGACTTCTCGCGGCATTGCCGACCAGCTGATGACGGACACGCCCCGGTTTTGGAGGGAGTACGCCCACCGGGGTGACCTTTACACAGATGTGGAGGGCCAAAGCGGTGAGGACAAGACGGCGATTTACAAAATCATCATGGGCGCAAGGGTTTTCGACGGCCCGGATAACATCCTGGCTCAATTCCTTGAGCTTGCCCAGGCACCCGCGGTGGAAGCCGTTGCCATGTTCCAGGCGATCATCGACGCGGGAATGTTCTTCCTTCGCGGCACCGGCCCCCACGTCAACTACAGCGTCAGTCCCGCCATCGAATATTTGCGTTCAGCCTGACGCGAGAGGAAAAGCATTGCTTACTTATACCTTCTGGTCCGAGACGCTCCAACGGGCTGTTCGGACCTTCGCGCAGACGATTCTGGCCGGATTCGGGGGGTCGGCCATGAATGTGTGGAGCGCCAACTGGCATCAGGTTATTGGCCTGGGCCTGGGGGCTTCGGTGCTGTCTATTTTGATGAGCATTGATAGGAGTGGCCATACCCCGTCGCCGGTATCGGTGGCGACACCGGCCTTGAACCCGCGGTCAGGAATGGCCTGCGGGGATCAGCTTCGCTAAGAAGCAAAAACCCATTTGAAACAAGCGGGTGACCCCCGGCGTGGGGCACCCCTTTCCCTGAAAGGCACTGATTGTGTTGATTACTGTTTATAGCCTTCCCGCCGCCAACTGCGTTAAGTGCCGCGCAGTTGAGATTAGTATGCGGAACCGCGGGATCGAATCCATCAAGGTGCTTGTCAATGAGGATGCCGATGCCCTTGCCTACATCAAGTCGCTGGGCTATTCAGAGGCCCCGGTGATAGTTGTGACTGAGGGTGATGAAGTGCTCGATCACTGGTCGGGGTTCAGCGATGAAAAGATTTCCTCCCTGAGGGAGTTGGTGGCTGCATAATGGATGATATGGAGTTCACTAAGGGCGAGAGAGTCACCTATACAGACCCCGATGGGGTTGTCCACGACGGAATTGTGGATAGCTACCGCAGGGGATGGGTGATGGTTGAACTTGACCATCCGCGGGAGACTGAGCAGGGATGGAGTACCTCAAAGATGATGGTGAGGGCTTCCAATCTTGGGTAGCAACGACCAAAACAATCCCAAGGGAGAGGTGGTGAACAAACATGGCCTACAACATGCCCAAACCTAAGGCAAAGCCCGCAGCTTCACCCGCGAAGCCGAAGATGCCGCCGAAGAAGATGCCAAAGAAGTAGTAAGCGGGAACGAAAAAGCCCCCCGGATTTTAGTTCCAGGGGGCTTTTTCCGTACCTACATCAGGCCAGATTGGAAAGGTTTACCTTGCCTACGGGTCCGTGGGACCGGGTTCGCTTCCACTCCTTGAGGGCGGTCTTTCGCTTGTCGTCTGCGGCCTTTTTTGCGGCACGACACACCTGACACCGGCACCCCTTGTCGTAGCCGTAGCGACTGTGGTCGGTAACCACGCCAGTGCGGTCCGCACGAGCCTTGTCCCTGGCCGCGACCCGGCATCCACTACACCTACACCCCCAGTACGCGTACCCCGAGGGGGTTCCATGCCTGGGGTCTGACATTCCCCGTAGCGGCTTTACCGCCTTGACTGCTTTTCTCATGCAGAAAAGCATACACGCGAGGAAACTATTACGTCAAACCTAGTGACGTACCCGGCTTGGGTGACAACCGCTTATCTGTTCTCTTCGCGTCATGTTTAGCGATTAAACATGACAATCTTGTAGTATCCGCTATGCCAGGACACGGAGGGGTGCAGCGGCTATGGGTGTGCCAATGGGTGTCCACTCCTCCGCTGCGCTCCGGAGTGTCCACTAGAGGTAAAGGCATTTTTTTGAACTCGATAGACGCGACACGCGAACTTTATCTAACTCTTAGAAAACTCTTACTTGACCAACTGAGACGGATTCGGTTATATTTAACGGCATGACAGCAATCATGGATGCCCACAGGGGTATCAATCACAGCGGCGGGGAGATCCCCGCCAACCTGGACATTCGCGTAATGTCCATTTCTTCGGTTCAGGCAGCACAGATGCTTGAACTGCATAAGGGGCCTAATCGTCGCACTTCGGACAATCAGGTCTTGAAGTTCCAGGCCGACATGGAGAATGGTCGGTGGCACTTTGAGGGTGCCCCCATCAAGCTCTCCAAGACGGGGAAGCTCCTCGACGGCAAGCACCGCCTGACGGCCTTGGCCAACACGGTGCCCGAAATGGAAATCTCTTTCGTGGTCATCACCGGCCTCGATGATGATTCCCAGATGTATATGGATATCGGTCAGATCCGCACCGTGGGCCAGCAGCTTGGCCTTCGCGGGATCTCCAACGGTGTTCTCTACGGGGCCGTAGCCAAGCTCTACCTTGAGTGGACCCGCGGACGCTTGTTCCGGGCATCCAACCGGGGGTCTACGAGTAAGTCTGAGCAGACCGAATGGGTAATCTCCCATCAGGACATTCTGACCAGGCTTTCGGAGACTGGCTTCCAGCAGGTGGATGCACCCCCCTCAGTGGTCGGTGCCTTCACCCTGGCGATCTTGCAGATCAGTCCCGCCAGGGCCACCAAGTTCATCAGTCGCCTGGTAAGCGGTGCCTCACTCGCGGAGGGTGATCCCATCCTCGCTCTTGATCGTCGCCTCAGGAACATCCGGCGCTCCGGTGTCAGGGTGAGCCAGCGGGAGTACTTGGCGTACTTCATCAAGGCGTGGAATGCCTGGGTGATGGGTGACCGTTTGCAGAAGTTGCAGCTGTCCTCGCTCACTGAGGACAATTTCCCTGAGCTTCTTTCGGTTATCGACGCGAGCGAACTCTGAGAAGTGCAACTGATCGGGGGGTGGGGAATACCCGCCCCCCGATCATTGTTTTATCTATTATGATGGAGAGCATGGAAGTTGTTGAGATTGCCCCCGGTTGGGGCGTTGAGCTTGAAACCCCTATATGTGAACTACACCTCGATGATGATTGTGAAACCTTCTGTACGCACGGCATACGAGTACACGAGTGCGGGTTCCACTACTGCTGCGAGGAATGCGCCAAGGTATTCGCCCAGCGGGTTCGGTGTGGGTTCAAGGATTTCAAAAAGATGCGGTGCGCCGAATGCAAACGAGGCTTCACCAATAACAAAAAATACTACCAAATAATTGAGTTGTGAGAGGCAGTGGAAGCGTGACTGAACTGGATAAATTGGCACCGGCTGTAGTTAAACTACAGTCGTTGCTTACCCCGGTTGGGAAATCGGCAGACAATCCATTCTTTAAGTCCAAGTACGCACCCCTACCGGAGGTCAGGGCGGCTCTTCAGCCGCTCCTGGCCTCTTGTGATCTGGCGTTGGTGACGATGCCGACGATCATTGACGGCAACAACGGTCTGCACTTCTACCTGTTTCATGCCAGCGGTCAATATCTTGACGGTCAGTGGATCCTCACCCCGGCTCAGAAAAACCCGCAGGGGGAGGGTGCGGATACCACCTACAAGCAGAGGTTCGGGATCATGGCGATCACCGGGCTGGTCGCTGATGAGGATGACGACGGAAACCAGGCATCCAAGGGGTCCGCAGCACCGGTCACCGCTTCCTACACTGCGAAGCTTGCCAAGCCGAAGGCTGCGAGCAGGCTCGACCAGGCCAAGTCCCGGCTGCGTGATGCGATCAAGTCATCCGGGGTTAAGGGCGATGAGTATGCATGGGTGGCGAAGGCCACCGATTCGGACGCGGAGAAGATAGACGGCCTCGCCGCCGCCCTTGAGTTGGGCCGGTCGGTAGGGGATTCCACTAAAACGGCATAATAATAGTTAACCATAAGGGGCGTGTCGCGCCTATGGAAAACATTACGCTCGATCATCATAACTGTGATGACCGACTTCAACGTAGAACGGGACCGTTGGGGCCGACCCCTTCTGTACCCACCGCAGGGCGGCAAGGCCGTGGCATACACGAGGGCTTCCACGATGGCCAAGTGGCTTGACTCGCAGGCCGGTTTAATCAACTGGAAGGCATCCATGGCGATGATTGGCATGGCCAGGTCCAAGCCCATTCAGGCCAGGATCGCCGCCATCGTCGCCCGGACCGAAAATGATGCGTACCGGGAGAACAAGGAAGCCCTGAAGGATCTGGTGGAGAACGCCACCCAGATCGCCCAGGCGCAAGGCCGCGCAGACCTGGGGACGGCGGTCCACGAGTTCACCGAGCTTCTTGATGCCGGAACGCTGGACTGGCAGTTCGTACCAGAACAGCTGAAGGCCCCCCTTGCCCTCTACCGCGAGAAGATGCAGGCATTTGAGACGGTGGACACTGAGGTTTTCGTGGCCGTCGATGCTGAAAGCGTTGACGGCAAGGCAATTCGTGGGGCTGGAAGCCTGGACCGAATCATCCGGCACCCGGAGTTCGGCGTGTGCGTGGCCGATATCAAGACCGGCGCAGAAGAGCCAAAATACCCCCTTGGTGTCACCACCCAGGTGGCGATCTACTCGCGTGGGAGCCGATACAGGGACGCAAGATTCTCCGGATCGCCAGCCTTTGATGACGGCGAGCCTAATGCCGATGGCACCGCCTTCCGCAAGGAGCTTCACCCCGAACTGAACAAGTCCGTGGGAATTATGATCCACCTCCCGCTGGAAAAGGCCGAATGCTCGCTGTACGCATTGGACCTCGATCACGGCTGGGAGTCCATGCTCCTTGGGCACCGCGTTCAGGACTCCCGCCGCCCACCCAAACTGCAAAGGATTGGATGAAAGTGCCCGACGACGTGCTTGAGTCCACAGATGACGTTCACGAGTCCATCGAACTGAGCAAAGCCCTTTCGGAAGCGGAGAAGGCGGCGTTTGAGGCCCGGTTGTCGGAAATTCAGGTCGCCCGGTCGGAGGTAGAGCTTCTTGAGGCTCAGATCAATTTGGACTACCAGCTATCGGGGCTGTTCACCTTCCATCGTCGCGTGGAGCAGAAGTCGATGAACCGCCTGTACCGATCCATGCGCCTGTGGAACAAGCACAATGCCAGCGGTAAGTGGACGATCTACCTCAACTCCGTAGGGGGCGAGGCGTGGGCGGGTATCGGAATCATTGACGAGTTGATCGCTCAGTCCATTCGCGGCGGCGGTACGCACGACATAACAATCAAGGTCCGCGGAGTGGCTGCGTCGGCAGCGGCGATGATCCTTCAGTCCGCGGACCACCGCGTCATCGGTCGCAACTCCCAGTTGATGATTCACAAGGGTTCCTCCGGTATCCAGGGCACCGCCGACGATATCGGTGATGAACACGCGTGGTGGGAGTCCAGCGTGGAGCGGATGGCGGAACTGTTCCTTTCCCGCACCGAAAAGATCACCAAGCGCGAGTTCATGCGGAAGATCAACCGGCGCGACTGGTGGCTGTCCGCTGACGAGGCTGTCAGGGTTGGGTTCGCTGATGAAATCGGATGACCTGATTACTCCCGCCGATGTTGAGCGGGAGATGGTTGAGCTTACTGCCCGTATTGACCGCGCCCCGGCCACCCTCAAGGAGTATCACGAAAAGGTGAGGGCGGCTCGGCAGGCCCACAAGAAGGCTTACGCCTTAGCCTATGCAGCGGCGGCGGGAACGCAGATGGACCGCAAGATGCAGGCCGATCTGGACACTGAAGAAACCCTGAAGGCCCTCGATGACGCTGAGATTTCCTACAGGTTTGTCAACGACACGTTTGACAGCTTGAGCAAGAAACTCCGTGCGCTGCAATCTGTTTCGTCACTAATGAAGGCAAGCATGTTCGGCTCGACGGCAGGTGGTATCTGATGGCGTGGTTCAAGAAGAGGGGTGATGCTACCCCTGCGGTTCGGTCGGTTCAGATCCCGCGGGAGCATCAGCATCCCGGCGATTGGATCATGGTTCCGTTTCGGTTTGCTGAGGCCGCGCGGGTGAGTATTCATACGATTGGTTGCCAGGAGGAAATTCCTGCTCCGGTCAGGTTTTGGATTGCCCAATGGCTTGCGGACTACAACTACCAACTGGTAGCGTATATGAAGGAATATTACGGCCCGGAAATCCTGCCGCTGCTTGACCGGATCACTGATGAGGTTAAACCTCCCGATTCGGAAGATCAATCGGAAGCCGATGGGCGTAGTACCGCCTGGGATCATTGGGAAAACCAGTTCAAGGAGGACTGCTAGTGGGGCGATCATTTGACCGGCACACCGATCCGGTCAATCTGGTTCACGAGAACGCGTTCCACATTCCCCTGAGGCTGGCGGAACTTCTGCACGCCACGCTTGGCCCCCTGGCCGAACAGCTTGCCATCGAAGGGCACTCCTGGGAGCCGATGGTCAGACGGGTGCTGGCCGAATACACCGAACTACGAAACGCGATCCTTCGGCAGACCCACGGCAGTTCGGTCCTTGCCGATATCAAGCATGAGACTTTCCTTGCTTCCGAATGGCTTTGCACCCTAACGTCCTTGGCCGTGAGTGAGGCCGCGGATTTTGTGACATGGGCTTCTGAGGTTGAGGGCGAAGCAGTCTGAGCGCCGCTGCCGGGAGCTAGTGGCAGAACGATCCGATGGCCTGTGCGAGCGTTGCGGTGGAGAGGCCCACAGCTTTCACCACAGGGTCAAGCGCGGCCAGGGCGGACCCTGGGAACCTCAAAACATTGTGCATCTGTGCGGCCACGGAACTCTCGGCTGCCACGGCTGGGTGGAGGGGCACCCCAACGCCGCGGAGGACGAAGGGTTTCATGTTCGGCCCTGGCGAGATCCGGCGCGTGTCGCTGTCGTCTATAGAAAACTATTACTGGTACGTTTATGCCCATCGGGTTCGATGGAAAGGTTGGCGAGGATATGTCACTACCAGTAGTCAGCGGCAGAGGGTTCCTTATCTCCCCTGGGGTTGAGTTGAAGTTCGGTAAGACCGGGACCGCGTATGCGCGACTTCCTTTGTCGTTCAAGAACTCTCGCAAGACCCCGGACGGCTGGACTCACGACAAGGAAATCCTTATCGAGGGCACCGTGTTCGGGAAGCTGGCCGAGTACCTGTGCGAGGTGGTTACCACCCAACAGGAACTGAACTTTTCGGGCGAGGTTTACGTCGAGGAGTACGAGGGCAAGAAGTACATCAAGGCCAACATCCTGAGCGCGTGGCCGGTCAAAGAGGGTGGCGGTTCATTTGCGGGTGCCGTATCGGGTTCCCGTTCCTCCGGGGCTGACCTACCGTTCTGAGTCATGGACCGCGCAGAGGCCCGGAAAAGGTACGAAGAAACCTTTAGGGACTTCATGGCGGCGTACCCGCGCCGCGTGGATCATGCTCGTGCATACGACATTTTCCTAGACCTCGTTCTGGACGAGGGGGTGGAACCATCAATGATTATTTCCAGGGCCGAGTCCTACAGCCGGAACGTAGACCCTGAAAGCATCAAGTATGTCCCCTCGCCCAGAACGTGGTTACGCGACCGCAGGTTTCACGACGAGGACATTTTCACCGACCGCAAGGTGTCCGCAAGGGACTGGTTCATCCGGGCCTACAAGGATGCTGACGCGGCGGCGGTGGAGAAGCGTTACGGGTTTGTCTACCCGGACCCCCCAATCCCAGCGGACGTGACCGACGTTCGTCACTGGTGTGAGGACGACCGAAGGAAGTGGGTTGGCCAGGTGGCCAACCATGTCCTTAACGATGCGCCACTACCGGAGTGATGTGCTAGACGCATACAAGAGGTTCGTTGACGCGGCCAGAGACAAGGGCTTGACCGTTCAGGAATTGGACGGCAGGGCCATGGTTCAGTGCCCCGCCCATAACGACGGCAGGCCCTCCCTCAGTGTCCGACCCATCGAGGGTTCGGTGCTGGCGTACTGCATGGCCGGGTGTCAAACCCTTGACGTTGTAGAGGGTTTAGGTCTGTCCATGTCGGACCTGTTCGATGACAGTTCCGGCTTTGCTTACGAGTATCCCGGTGGCCGGATCGTCAAGCGCACCCCAAGCAAAGAGTTCTTCCAGTCGGGCAACAAGTCCGACACCTCCCTGTACCGGGCCGACCGTATCGGGGATTCAAAAACCGTCTATGTCGTAGAGGGAGAGAAAGATGTTCTGGCTGTTGAATCGGTTGGAGGACAGGCTGTATCAGCGCCTAATGGGGCTTCGGCCAAACCCGAAAGATATGATTGGGAACCCCTCCGGGGAAAGACGGTGCGGATTGTCGCAGACCGGGACGCAGCTGGCGCGAAACGTGCGAAGGAAGTCTCACTACACCTTGAGGGAATTGCAGAAAGCGTTTGTGTCGTTGACCCAGCGGTAGGCAAGGATGCTGCGGATCATATCGCTGCCGGGTACGGGCTTGAGGATCTTCGGTATCGGTCGCCACCGGATGTAATCACCATGTCTCAGGCGTTCGATTCCTGGCTTGCGTGGCGCGACAGCGAGAAATCCGAACCCATCCCCACACCCTGGCAGTCCCTCAATAAGGGGCTTGCCGGTGGACTGCATCCGGGTCGTCTGTATGTGGTGGCCGCGCGCACCGGGCAGGGAAAGAGCGTCGCCGGTCAGAACATGGTGTCCTACGCCGTGTCCCAGGGCCACCCCTCGCTGGTCGTCAGTGTTGAGATGCCGGTCGTGGAGGTCGTGTCCAGAATCTTGGCGGCGCAGGCCGGGATCGACTACAGCGTTATCACCAAGCGGGAGTTTGGTGATTCCCTCACCGCGGTTGATGAATACATTCAGGGCCACCGGTCCATGCCGATGTATCTGTGCGACAACCCGACCGTCACGGTGGAGCAGATCGCCCAGAAGTGCAGGACGCTCAAGGAAACCACCGGCCTGTCAATGCTGTTCCTTGACTACGCGCAGCTGGTGTCGCCGTCTGACCGCAGAGTGTCCCGCCAGGAGCAGGTAGCCCACATCGTCAGGGCCACGAAGCTGATCGCCATGGAGTTGGAGATCGCCGTCGTTCTGGCTGCCCAGCTAAATCGCAATGCCGACTCTGAGGTCGATGGCCGCACCCCGAAGGTGTCGGATCTGCGGGAGTCCGGTGAGCTTGAGCAATCCGCTGACGTGATTCTCTTGCTGCATCAGGAGCAGAATTCGCCGTCGATCATCGTTAACATCGCAAAGAATCGCACCGGCCCACCCAAGTCCATTTCTCTTATTCGCCGCTTCGATCAGGCCAGGTTAGATCCGGTATGAAAACCTGGCACCGAAAAGACGAATGGGTTGAGCTTGCCAGATGTGGGGATTCGGCAATTCACACCATGGAGAATCCCGATGAAATGGATCGGCTAGAAGCCGAAGCTATTTGTGGCGAATGTATTGTTAGACCTGAGTGCATTCAATGGGCCATTAAGGAAAGGGCCTGCTCCGTTTTTGTTGCAGGTATCTATTTACCCGACCCGGCCAATAAGCGTGAATTAAAATTGCTTTATAGTCAATTGGAGAAGTCGCTTCCCGCGGAGCGAGAATTGATCGGAGAAATATGACCGCCAACGGAGCAATCTTTGACCCGATGGATAAATCCCTGGTGATTTCCGCCAAGGTTGCGGACATTTTTGTGCTTCCCGAATCCGATGGCCGGGTCACCATTGGCATATCGAAGCTGGATGAGGGTATTGAGATTGTGCATGAGGATAGCGCCCTGTGGTGGCCAGTGTGAACAATAAGAACAGGAAGGTCACCGTCCCCGGTCGGGTGTTGGAGGTTTCCTATGTCGCCGGGGGCGATCAGGTAAAGAATGCGGTCATTGCAATCCGCCACGCCGACCGCATCATCATGGTGTTTTACGCAAAGGATTCCGGCCCACCATCTGCCTGGTCAATGACCGCGGTCGAGGCGAATCAGTTCGCGGAGGACGTGAAGGCGGCATATCTAGCCATTGCCGACGACGCGAAGATAGCGCAGCTAGAGAGGGAGTTCGGCGGAAATAATGATGAAAATTGAACCTAACTGGAACTGGGGTCCTGCCTGGAACAAGATCCGTGAGGACTTGAACACCCTGGCGTGGCTTTTCGAGGAGGAAAGGACCATCCAGCGGCTCTATATCGAGAGCGTTTTCTGGGTCTTGAGCGGAACGGGAATGACTATTGAAGAATTCGCCAGAGAAGTGGGTCTTGGTGCTTCCGCTGAAGGCTCCGATGATGAGTACGAACGGCCAGAGGAGAGCGCACTGGACGGGGGTGGCGAAGGCCAAGGCTGATACAGAAATAATAGTTTTAGCTGCCGCCCGAAAAGCGAAACTTGATCGTGTAGATGGGCTATTATCGGTTCGTATCATTTGGTACGCGCCGGATGCCCGGAAGAGAGACGTTGATTCACTCGCGGTTTTAGCTAAATCATCTTTGGACGCGCTCAAAAAAGGAAAGATTATTGATGACGACCATGCGGGAATCGTTCACGAAGTCAGCCTCGGACCAATTATTATCGCAAGAGACAACCCGCGAATTGAGATTCACGTCAGAAGATTGGAAGCTGGATGGGGTTTGTCGGACGATTGATCCGGACCTGTGGTTTCCGGATGCTCCGCAGACCGGGGCTGTGGCTAAGAGGGTATGCCGGTCCTGCCCGGTGATTAAGGAATGCCTTCAGTACGCCCTGGATAACAATGAAATGTATGGCGTATGGGGTGGTATGGGCAATTCTGAGCGCAAATTGCTGCGCCGTCGCATGAATATCAGAGCTATTTAGATGCACTATCTAATGGTAGAATTGTAAGGGGTAGGCTCTATCGCCTTTAAGACTCTGCGCCCTGGCCCGGAGGAAGTTCCAGTTCGCCTCTCCCAGCGGACCTCCTCCGGGCCTCACAAACTTAGAGGTTGGGATGTGGCGTGTCTGATGAAGAGGACTTCGCGGAGCGGCTTGGGCTGCTGCGCGACCATGTTGCAGAAGAAGAAATAGAAGAGATAGTCCGGTGGCAGATGACCGGAATCCTAACGAAGAAGGCTCCGATGGTTAAGCACCAGGAACAGCCGCTTTGCCACCGATGCCGTGGCGACTGGCACGGACTCCCCAAGGATGAATGCCCCGGATCCTTCACCTACCGTCACGAACTCGACCACTCTTACGACACGCCCGATAAAGACAAACAATAAATATTACGCAATAGGGTTTAGGGTTTTTATATGCGCTCCGCAGAACGCGCCTGGTTCGCCCTAGCAATTGGCGTTTTCGCTTACGAGCTATTCGCCAAGGAGGGCGAGTTGCTTTCGCATCAGGTTGATCGCTGGCTGGAATCCCATCCCGTTATTACGTCGGCTGTTGTCACCATGACCGCGGCCCACCTACTGAACATCCTCCCCCAGAGAGCGGACCCCTGGGCGTGGATGTTCGCGTGGAGGAAACTTGTCTACTGAAATCTGGACAGTCGATATCGAAACCAGACCCAATGAGGTTTATGCCTGGGGTCTGCGGGATCAGAACGTCGGCATCAACCAGATCATCCGCCCTGGCGGGTTGCTCATGTTCGCCGCGCACAAGCGCGGCAACAAGCATGTCGAGGCCCACGCCGAATGGGATGGGTACGAGTCCATGGTTCGCCGGTCGCACGAAATCTACGATGCCGCTGATTACATTGTGACGTTCAATGGAGTGAGGTTCGATAACAAGCACTTGCGTGCGGCCTGGGCAGAGATCGGATTGCCGCCGCCGTCACCCTGGCGGGACATTGATCTATTCAAGACGGTCGGCAAGTTCCAATGGCCCAGCAGGAAGTTGGCCTTTGTGTGCGACAAGCTCGGCCTTGACCTCAAGACCGACCCAGGAGGGTTTAGCACATGGGATCACATCCTCCGGGGGACGGATGCACAGAAGGCATCGGCCCAGAAGAGGATGATCCGGTACTGCAAGAACGATGTGAAGATCACGAGCCAGCTGTTCGACCGGCTGCTGCCGTGGATCGACGGCTTAAACATTCCGTTGATTTCTGGGAGCGACGAGGATGCATCGGGGGCCGCGGCTATGTGTACCAGATGCGGTGGAGTAAACGTCCACCAGAGGGGCTGGGCCTACACGACGACGTACCGCTATAAGCGGTACTGCTGTATGGATTGCGGCGGGTGGATGAAGGACAAGAAGTGCGAGCCGGTAGTCAACGCAGACTTGAGGAACGCATGAGGCACTGGAATGAACCCCTTGACGCAGAGCAGATCGCGTGGCTTCAGGAACAGTTTGAATTGGCCAAGCAGAAGATCGAGAGCGTGTGGGGTGGGCAGCCGCAGCCATGGAAACAGAACAGGCGTGAGTGATGCCGAAGTTTGTTGCCACGCCAAAAAGATCAAAGGGCCGGGGTGGTAGGTTGTGGGAGAGGTCAAGGGCTACCTGCCTTTCCCGCTCTCAGATATGTTGGATCTGCGCGGGAGAGGCCGCGGACGCGGAGTATGCGCCGTTCAGCTGGGACACCATTCCGTTTGAGTCAACGGCTATTGACTTGACTTTGGAGTGGCCGAACCCGGCGAGCGCAAGTGTCGATCACATCATTCCGATTTCCATGTTGGATCCCGACGACTCGCGGCTGTGGAAGGTGGAATACCTTCGCCCCTCCCATCTTCGGTGTAACTCCGCTCGCGGCGATGGCCGCAACGGGGACAGGATTAAGACAGTGACTAGCAGAAATTGGTTGGCATAGAAATGGCATACGCAGAAGATGGCGACGACGGCTATAGCGTCTCTGAGGCTGGCGGGTTTCGCCTGGGAGACATGGCTACCTGGGATGGCGGCGAAGGCCGTGTTGAGCATTTGATGACAGAGGGCTGCCTGGGATTGGAGGGTAGCCAGTATTCCATCGAGGCATCCAAAGATGATCCCGCTGCGCTGCTTCGCATTTACCGCAACGGTCAGCCCACGGAGTATCTGGTGGGCAAGGCGGTCGCGGAACTGAATCCCGACAGCGGTAATAGGCTGGGCAAAAATGGCCGCAGGTAAAGAGGTCACGCCTAAGGACCGCCAAAACGTCAGGCAGCTTCGCCGGTACTGGGCCTACGAGGAGGGTCGGCAGAAGTGGGTCAATGCCGCCCATCCGTACACCACACTGGTGGGGCTGCTCCGCAAGTACATCCCCAACGACGATGAACTGAAGGGATTCGCCGCGAAAGTTTTCCATGATGCCCTCGGGTTTTGGCCGGGAACTCCCCACAAGGGAAAGACCCCGACACCGGGAAGGGGGAGGGACTGATGTTTAAGCGCCTTGTTGCACTGGTATTGGTTTCGGGCTGCTTGTCGGCCTGTAGCTCGACAATCGAGGATGCCACGCCGGTTCCAGAGCCAAGGAAGATTGACTGCAATTTGATTTTCCCCGGATCAAGCGTGGCGCAATGACCACGTTCTTGGAGATTGAGCGCATCGCGGAACGCTTTGGCGTTCGGGATGAGGATATTCCGGCTTTTATCACCGCTGTTGCCGAATTGGTGAACCGGAAGCCGGTCGAGGACTGGCACGGTAAGGCCACTAGCCGCGGAATTATATGAACGGTTCCGTGTTAGAATTAGGCATTGGGAGAATGGATTGAGGAATGACTGCTAATTCATACATTTGTCCCCCACCGCTGGTAAAGTTAATTCCTGTCACGCTGGGGTGCGACCGGTCATTTACTGTGCAGCGAGTAAACTCATCCGGAACTCCGGTTAACTTTGATGCCGGGACCACTTCTTATATCTTTATTGACATAAGCCGGGAGAATCCCACAAGGGTCAACGCTGTTATTTCCGGCAGTACCGCGGCCTTCACCATTAGTTCCACGGTCTGCGACTTGGTAAAGACCGGAACCCGCTGGCGGATCGTTCTTGACTTTGGGGAACTTGAGTCCCCCCTGCTGGTGGGGAGGTTTGAACGTCACGATGGCTGATAGCTACATCATCAACCAGGACGACCTGATATCGGTGACGGTTACCGATTCCGCCCCGGTGAGCGTCACCGTTACCGACCCCGATCCGATTGAGATTGTTGGCTTCCTTGGACCCATGGGTCCGACCGGCCCAAGGGGGGCCGGTAATGAAACGGTTTCTCAGGTAATTTCTGCCAGCCTTCAGAATGGCGTTACCGCTACCTTTACCCTATCTCAGGCTGCCGATATCACGCAGGCGGTTCAGGTATTTCGCAATGGGCTGTTGGAAATACCGGTCGTCGGATTCACGGCCACCCAGAACTCTATTACCTTAACAACCCCTCCGCTGAACAGTGATGTTATAGCGGTCATCTACCAGAAAGTTGCATCGTAATGGCTCAGACCCAGATTAATGGCGGCACACAGATTCGTTCTGGTTCAATTACCGCCGACCGGCTTGCCGCTGGCACCCTCGACAAGAACGCAGTTGGTCTTGGCAATGTGGATAACACTTCGGATGCCAACAAGCCGATCAGCACTGCCACGCAGACAGCCCTTGATGGCAAGCAGAATACGTCCACTTACGGCTACGCGACACTTGATGCGGGTGGCAAGGTTCCGGTTTCCCAGTTGCCTAGTGCAATCATGGAGTACCAGGGTGTGTGGAATGCCAGCACCAATACCCCGACCCTGGCGAATGGAACCGGTAATACCGGTGACGTGTATCGGGTTTCGGTTTCCGGCAACGCCCTGTCTCTGAGCTTTGAGGTTGGCGACTACATCATCTACAACGGCAGCGTTTGGGAGAAGAGCGACACAACCGATGCGGTTGCAAGTGTTGCGGGGCGCACCGGAGTAATCACCCTGACCACCACGGACCTGTCGGACTTCGGCACTGCCGTCACCGGAAAATTCGTGACGCGGGAAACCCCGACCGGCGCAGTCAACGGCACTAACACGTCTTTCGTGCTCGCCAACACCCCGGTCGCTGGTTCGGAGCAGGTGTTCCTGAATGGCATTTTGCAGGAGCCGGGTGTCGGTAATGACTACACCATTTCTGGCAGTGCCATTACCTATCTTTCAGCCCCGGTTACGGGCGACAAGATTCGGGTCAGCTACGTTAAGTGAGAGTTGAATAATGCCTAAAACAGAAGTTTCTGGCAGTCAGATCAAGGACAGTTCTGTCGCCCTGTCGGGTGCGGCATCTCCAACGGGTAATGCTGACGTGGCCGGTGTTTTGCCAGCCGGTAACGGAGGGACGGGGCTTTCCTCACCGGGCGCAAGCGGTAACGTGCTGACCTCTGACGGTACGGGGTGGACTACTGCTGCGCCTACTGGTGGTGGTGGTGGTGGTGCAGCTAATGCCGGAGTTACTTCTGTTCCTACCGCTGCCGGTGTTACATTACTGTCGAGTTCCAGTACGGAAAACTATGTGTTTACCGGCGTAAGCACGCAAACGGTGAGGCTTCCTCCCACTGCCACTGTTGGGGCAGTATGGACGATCATTAATCAATCGACTGGGTTGGTGACGGTTCAGTCCTCCGCAGCTGCTGCGATTGTGGTTTTGGCTGCGGGTACGTCAGCGATTTTTACTGCACTGACTACTGCCCCTACTGCTGCGGCGAACTGGACTGCGGTATACAACGGCTCCCTGGCTGCGACTGGCAAGAAGCTGACGGTCAACAACACCTTGACACTATCCGGCACTGATGCGACTACGATGACGTTCCCAACTACGAACGCCACTATCGCCAGAACTGATGCGGCCCAGACCTTTACGGGTGTGCAGACTTTTAACACCCCGGTCATCAATGGTATTCCGACTGGCACTGGCGTGGCGACGGCGGCGACTGCCAACACCTTGGTTTTGCGCGGCACTGGCGGCACGGTAACCGGAACATTTATAGATTCCACCACTGCTGTAGGAACTATCGGCGCGGCGGTGACACTGGCCCTCGCGGGTACGGTGCAGACGGCCACGCTGACTTCAAATACTCCTTGTACGGTGACGATGCCTGCGGTGGCTTCTGGTGCCTCGTTTGTGTTGTATCTGCGGCAGCCTGCGACGGGTACACCGACGACGGCGACGTTCTCTGGCGTGCGGTGGGGCACTGGCGGTGCGCCGGTCATCACCAACGTGTTGGGGCGCATGGACATTTTGACGTTTTTCTCTGACGGCACCAACTGGTTCGGACAAGTGGCGCAGGGATACCAGTACTGATGCCGTTAACTAAAGCCGCACTGATCGGCAAGGATAATCCGCTGCCAACATCGTCGGGTGTCACCTTTGAGTCGGTGGCGGCAGGGTCTTACGTCGGTGCCCTTGCAACGTCGTGGCAGCACGTCATCACTGCGCCTGCGAACTGCCTGCTGGTGCTGGTGGTCAGTCAGTCAATTTCGCCACCGGCCATGTCTATCGACACGGGTCAAACATTCACCTTCCTTAATGCATTGGGGTATACGGCCTTCAGTAACATTTACTACTACCTGTACGGTCTGATGAACCCCACGGTGGGAACCCGCACAATCAGCACGTCGATTGGGGCGTTTGCCGGATATGCGGTGGGCGGCAGCAGTATTGCTTATTCCGGCGTGACAGGCTTCGCGGCCAACGTCGCCACGTTTAACACCAGCACCGGACTGACCCTTAGCCTTCCTGCTTTTCCTGGCGGTGTGGCGGTCATGGGAACTAATGTTGGATGGACTAGCGCGGCACAAACGTCCCGTCAGAATAGCGGCTCGTTTGGGTGGCAGGAGTCCACGACGAACACCGGCAACACTAGGAGCTTCACAACTACCTGGGGAACGTCGGAGAACCACCACGCAGTGGGTGTCGTGCTTAAAGGCCAGGTAACCCCGATCCCTTCGCCCGTATTCGTGGATACGGCGACCGGGCCGTCAGTTACCGGTGCGGGGCAACTCACATCGACGTGGAACCACACGATTGCGGAAGGAACCAACTGCCTTCTGGTGGGCGTATTTAGCAACGACCTGGCTAATAGGCCGACGGCACTGTCTATTGACTCCGGTGGCCCATTCACGGTGTTGGATCACATCCAGTACAACGCCTTCGGGGTGATCCATTACACGCTGTACGGGCTGCTGAACCCGCCTGTCGGCACGCGCACTCTCACCACAACCTGTTTCGGTTACGGCATCCAAGGTGTCAGTGCCGCCTACAGTGGCGTGTCCGGGTTCGCGGCGACCCACGCTTCGGCGATTGGGGCGGGAACGAACATAAGCTTCGGCCTTCCTGCTTTCCCCGGTGGTGTGGCGGCTGCGTTTGTTTCAAGCGGCTGGTCAAGCCTTACCCAGACTTCGCGTTCCAATCCGGCCACTGGGCACGGCTGGCAGGAATCGCGCAACAACACTACTGTCCCTGCTGCAACAGTGAAGGGCACGGCGAATGCGGTGCTGGGAACGTCGGTGACCATCCCAGCCCATGACGTTGGCGACGAGATTGTTGTGTTCGCTTATGCCAACGGCATCAACGCCGCGCCCACACCACCAGCGGCCTCTGGCACCGTCCCGGCCTGGACCCTGATCCAGGGCGGCGGCGGCAACTCCAACGGCTCCGGTGTGTGGCGCTTCACGGCGACGGCCAACAACCACACGTCGGGGACGTGGGGAAGCTGCACCGGCCTGATCGCGGTGGTGATTGAAGGTGTCCACCCCACGACCCCGGTCGGTGGTTTCGCCCAGGCGACCGCCAACGCCAACAGTGTCTCCGGTGCCCCGGCCATTACACAGAATGTGACGGACGGGTCAAGCTGCCTGCTCTACTTCCACGGCCACCGCAGCAACGTCACCACCTTGGGTGCGCCGCCAGCCGGTTTTACCAGACGGGCCGAGGCTATTGGTTCGTCTGGAATATGCCTCAACACTAAAAACGATACAACCTCAGACGGTGCCGCCAACCAGACCGACAACGGCAACGGTGGATACGTCGGGCAGACGGTGGAGATACGGGCGAATACCGTTTTAAGCAGAAACTTTTCGACCACCTGGGCGACAAGCGGGGGGCGCGGCGCAGTCGCCGTGGTGTTGAAATAAACCCCCTTGACCTATCGGTAATAGTTATGTACTCTTTCCGGTGGGGAAGGGTCGTTACCTAACACTGACCGTGAGGCGCAGTACCCCCCACTTGCCGCCTCCGCAAGGTAGACCCTTCCCCCTTTAAGCTGCGCCCCGGTGCCGGGTTCCGATATCAAATGCACTGCCTCACGAGGGTTTCGGGAAAGGCACTCCGCCCTGGGCGGCTGGCAGTAGTGAACGCGAGTGGACCGACCCCAGCCGAGCCGCAGCCCCAAGGGAGGACGACACCCCCATGCACTATTACAGTGTGTGGGGGTGTTGCTTTATGCCTAATAGTGGTACATTGCTTTTATGGAGTATATGGACGGCTTCACAGAGATGGGGGCCATGTCCCTCAACATCGTGGAAGCGGACAGGGTAATCATTGGGGTCCTTGAGGACTCTCCGGACCGGGTGGCATTGGCGCTGGGCAATGATGCGGCGGCACGGTACTACCTGATGCAGCTGCCCCCCGCTCGCGCGCGGCAGCTAGCAGCTTCCCTTCTCAATAAATCTGATTCGATTGAGGGGGTCAGGTAATGGCCGGTCGCCGCGGCAGCAGCGAGGACATGCTGCTACAGCAGATCCCGCTCCCCGCAAAGCCGACCGACGAGCAGGTCCATCACGCACGCCTGGTGGTGTGTTCCAACGTCGATGACGCTGCCGAAGCGGAGACATTGCTGGCCATGTTAGGGCTGCTGTGATGGGCGCTTATATCAACTACGACAAAGAGCCTCTTGAGATTTGGGAGGAACCGTCTTACTCCGTCTATGACCCTTGGCAGGCTCAGGTGTTGGGAACATTCCCCAGCCGCGAGGAAGCGGAACTCTTTATGAAGGCCGTCCATAAGAGGGCGAAGAAGCGGTGAACGGGGTGTATCAGGCTTACGGAGATATCCGCAAGATCGCCTTGGAGCTTGCCATTGAGTCGGCCTCTCTTTTCAGTGCCGATGCCCTCACTACCGATGCGGTGGTCGCCAGGGCTGAGTCATATTTCCTGTTCCTGATGGAGGACTCGTGAACGACGATTTGGAAAATCCCCTCCTGAAAGTTGAGGGCACTAACTTTTCGTCCCGCCTCAAACTGGCGGTCTACTGGGTTCTGTGGGCCGTGGTCATGGCAGCCATTATCGGCTCATCGGTGGGGGCGATCCTCTGGATGTTGATGGTGTATGGGGAGCATAACTTCCGGTGAGTAGCTACGAGAAGTGCCAGATTTACCGCAGCACCGAATGGGTGATCTGGGATCCCAACAAGAAGATGCTGCATTTGTTCGATGACGGCCAGGGGGCCTTGAAGTTTTTCAACGAAGGTATGCCGGTCACCGGCAAAGACGGGTGCTACGAAGGGACGGTAGGCGATGCGTAAATTTACTCCCGACGACGCGACGGCACTGATGGTGCTGAGTTTGTCGTTGCTCTCTGTGCTGATTTTTGTGCTGTGCGCGGTGGCGTACCTCTAATGGGGTTCAGCACGCTTGAGGCTCAGATCGCCGCGCATCAGTCATGGGCGAAAACGCCGGATCGTTCCGCGCGTACTGCGCCTGCACGCAGGGCGATGTTGGCGCGTTTTGAGAAATTGGTAGATCCCGATGGGGTGATGCCGGAAGCTGCACGGCTGGAAATGGCGGAATCCGCCCGGAAAGCCCACTACCGGAAAATGGCGTTGAAATCGGCCAGGGTGAGGGCGAGATGAAAGTTCATGGTTTCTATTGGCGTGACACGATTTTGCCGAATACGGCGGTGAATGTGATAACGGTGGATGCCGACACCAAAGAGCAGGCCATGGAGACGGCTCAGATGTTATTGAGGAATGGGTGCGGTGCCGTCGAGGTGGACTGGTCGTGATCGCCATGTCCGAATTCATTGTCCGCTTGAGAATACTTCTCACCGGGCGTACCGAATGGACCGATTCCAATACCGGGGAAATTGAGGTCTGTTACGAGGATTGGGACACCAGTTGGGCGATTGCCGGTATTCATTCCCATAATTGGTGGTGGGTGCGCAAATACGGGCAATTGGACTGCGGATGCACCATCAACCCGATCACTCGCCGCCGCGTGCTGACGCTGTGGGGGTGTCATACGCATTGCGACAAGGACGACTGGTTGGACGACGAAGTGCGTGATTGGGAGCAATGGGGATGAGCGAGGTAGTGCCGGTGGATTGGGATACGACCGGGAATCCGGTGAAATGGCTGGCTTTTTCCCAAACCCATGAGGAGAATGAGACGTGCGCTCAGGCGTGCGTGATTCACAATCGCACTGACCACCATATGAGGTACTGGCCGCTGAATTGGCGTGGTGATCGAGGAATTTTTGAGCGTATCTGCGATTGCGGTATCGGCCATCCCGATCCGGACCAGGGGCCGTATTGGAGTTACAGCGGACAGGATTGGCAGTGGGTTCATGGCTGCTGCGGGTGTTGCGGTAATCCGGTTCCGGCTTTCAAGCCGCGCACAGCGGAAAAGTTGGGTCTGACCGGGGATGGACAATGACGCTGCACGATGCGATCACGTTCGCTATCCGCGACAACTTTTCGCCCCGGATGTGGGCCGATGCCGACGATATGGCCGCTCTTGTTATCCGTACCGTCGCGCAGTACCGCAAGTCGGTCAGTGAGGACGAGTTCCTTGACGAAATTCTGGCCGCGGAGGACTAGAAGCCCAGGTTTAAGCCCTTGGCTTCATCGAGTGCGCGTTCGGCGGCAGAGGCCCCGGTGTACCGGTCGATCATGGCCCTGGAACTCCACCCGGCGATAGCCATTAAACCGCCCTCAGAGCCACCGTGCAGCAGCCAGCGGGTCGCCGCGGTGTGCCGGGTGCGGTGCGGGTGAAATCCCTTCACACCGGCAGACTCAGCGCGAGCTTTCAGCGTCGATACCAGGGTGTGATATTGCATGGGGGTGCCCCAGGCGGTGATCCAAAACTTGTCGTTACCGGGCTTTACCGCCCTGCGGCGTGCCCGAATGTAACGGTCTACCGCAATGGCCGTGGCCGCGGAGAACGGCACCATCCGGCCCTTGCCACCCTTGCCCTTGATGATGATGGCTTTCATGGCAGGCAGGTCGAGGTCGTCTATCCGCATTCCCACCAATTCCGCACTGCGCGTTGCTGTCTCAAACATGAACCGCAGGATCGCCTCGTCGCGTATGTCGATGAATTTGGAGGACTTGCTGACCCCGGCACGCTTGCACGCTTTCAGCATGGCGTTGACCTGATCGTCCGATAGTGACGGCACCACCTTGTCGTTCTTGCGCGGTGGCCCCATCCCCAGGAACGGGTCGGCGGTCGTTTCGCCTTCCTCGCGCAGCCACTTGACGAAGGATTTCAGCGCATAGTGGCGCAGCCGTGCGGTATTGGGTTCGGTGCCTGCCGCTAGGGTGTCGGCATGAAACTTCTGGATGCTCAGTTTCAGCAGCGGTTCGGTGGTGCCGGTGGCCTCGCACCATTGCAGGTAGCAGATCACCGACCGGGTGTAGCTGCCCAGGGTTTGGGGCGACTTGTTCAGCGCCGCCAGGGATATCCGCCACGATTCGACCAGTTCCAGCAAATCTTTGACCATGGTCTTATCTTGACATATAGCTCTGTGCCCGGTGTGCGCGACCCGAAAAAAGAACAAACCCCCTGGTGCGAGGGGTGACACCAGGGGGCTTGAAACTCTTGAAAACACGTTCTTAAACTTGAGTTAGCTCTGTCCGTTGGGCTGTTTTACCTGCACATACATTAGCGTTGTGCGGGGTATTATTCTGAGGTTTGCAACCCGCTATCAATCATGTTCTACCATCTCTGCTTTGGTTTTCGTAACCACCACATCCCAGCCACCGGGGGATCCAATGACCGCGCTAATCTGCGCTACCACCCCGTCAAGGGCGGCGGCGAGAGATTCCGCCTCGCCTTTGGACTGAAGCATGTAGGAGCAAGCTCCGGTCGATACGAAGTAGTCTCCCAGCCCCCACATTTCCATCCCGGCCGCTTGGCCGATTGGCCGTGCGGTCTTGAACTGGACTTCCAGTTGCACCATCATGCGGTGTCCCTTCCCAACGTATAGTCGCTCTCGACCACCCCAGACTCGATGGAGCCGCGGATGTTCCAGCCCCACCAGTATGTGCCGACGTGACGACCCATGAGTGGTGCATCAGCCGTGTAGGTCTTGAAGTGGCCCCGCACACGGTGGACTGCCGAAGCCCGGTGGTGCGTGCCCGATCCGGTTCCCACCCGCTCACTTCCGCCACCCGGCAGGATGATGGTCGAGTAGCGGATTTCCTTGGCCGGGATTCCGCGCCGCTTATCCGTTCCGCTCCGTGCCTGCCTGATTCGGCCCCCATCCCACAACTTCACGTTGCGGCAGTTGATGAGGCCCAAGGCCGTCAGACAAGCCCTTGCTAGGGCGGCAACGATTGGCGTGAACTGCTGAATGCTTTCTAAGCTCCAACCAAGATCGTCAGACCAGTAAACGAAAGCCTCAACGGAATTCTTCCCATTATCCACAGCAGCTTTCCAATTACCATTATCGGTATTCTTGCCGTAAACTAGGAATCCATTCTCATCAATTTTGTATTCCAACTCAATTACGTCGTTCATTGCCCCATCGTTGTCAAAAAGAAAATATGCCTTCATGTAGATGGAGCGATGGTCGTCGCTTTCTGTGATGAGAAATCCAACCTTGCTGGGGAAGTCCCCATCACCCTTCTTTACCAGCATGGGTTCTCGATATTCCATGAATACCGTTGGATACGGCAATCTAACCGGTCCGACCTTACTGAAGTCGATGCCAATGTTTCTTGGCATCAAATCCCGCGCAACCTGGATATCGAACAGTACGGTGTCGTCGGGAATCATCTTGTTCTTGAGTGCCGCTTTTGCGAGCGGCATCCTATCGCTCATAGTTATCTGTTTACTCCGTAGTTGTATCCCTTGGCCCACTGCTTTTGGTGCATCCGGCAAATCGGAGTTCCACCCTCTTTGCCAACACCATTGTCATCGACTTCCAGCTTGGCCCGGTTGCCGCAGCCAATCATGGAGTCGCCCCACCCCGCTACCTCGCACTGGCGGCGCGTCTTGGCCTGACAGAAATTGTCATACCGAATCCTTGGGGTTCTAGCCATCACTCCACCGGCCCATCAATCGGGGGCAGTGGCTTTAGGCCCTTGTATACGAAATCCCAAATACCCTCAGCCGTCCCGCACCTGGAACAGATATTGGTCTTGTTATCCACGCGGGACAATGCCGGGTATTCCGTGTAATCCTTCTTGCATCGGGGGCAGTTGCCCCCCATCTTGTATTCGCTCATTTTCTACCTTCCTCACAGATACATCTTGTTGATCCCGTTGCCGGGGGTTACTGAATATCCTGACGGGTGCATCAGATACGAAACCGATCCAACACCACCGAACTGCCACTTGTCCGACAAAAACGACTCAGCGGTATCGCCCTTGGCGAGAGTGATGACCGCTTCGCGGTAACCATCACCGATATCTACCGCGGCCTGCTCAATTGCGTTCGCATCGTAGTGAACCATCGTCTTATATCCTTTCGATCTGATGGAACCCAAGTTCCACCGGGGTATCCCGACCGAATATTGAAACCAGAACGTGAAGCTTCCTGCGTTCAACATCGACCTCGCTAACGGAGGCGTGGTAGCCGGTGAACGGGCCGTCCATAACGGTAACCGCATCCCCGATTGTGAAGTCGCAAACGATTACGTCCGCTATCGGGAGGTCTGCTACGCCAGCCGGTTTCCCGACCTCTTTTGCGGCGGGGGGGAGTAGGAACTTGACTACATCGCCAATGGGAAGCGGGGTCGGGAGGGTGGTGGCCCCCACGAACCCGCTGATGCCCGGTGTGTTCTTAACCGCCGCCCAGGACTCATCGGTCAGTTCCATACGGATCAATACATAACCTGGCATGACGGTCTTTTTGGCCACCTTTCGTTGGCCATTCTTGAGCGTCACAACCTGTTGGGTTGGAGCTTCCGCCTGAAATATTAGGTGGTCAATCCCCAGGTTTTGGACTCGTTGCATGAGGTTGGTCTTAGCCAGATTTTCTGCACCAACCTTGGCGCGAGCCACATACCACTCGCCGGGAAGGGCCTGAAGATCGGCCCGTAAAGATTCCGCTGTATCAGTTGTTTCTGTGGTCATTATCCCTATCTACCATCAAGGCGAAAGCCGCCTCTGCCATTTCCTTGCTGAAGAACTGCCCTACATGCTTGCCGTCAACCTCAAGGAACCAATTGTCGCTACTCGTGAGCTTGTAGATACTTTTGTGCATCATATCTCTTACCTATCCTTAATTTGTGTTGGGTTTTACTGCTAATAAAATGGTCGGGATGGGGGCGCAGCGATGACCTCGCCCAGAGGTTTGAATGGTGGGGTCATGGGCCATGCTTTGCGCGGAAAAAGGAGACAAGTAACGCGCTTTCACACCCCCATCCCTGTGGTTAACTAAGTATTCTTTTCTGCCTTGCGGCGCATCCTCTGACGCATGTTCAGTTCCTTACGGTTGGCCTTGCGCCATGCGGCGGCGTAGTCGTACTTCTCGCGGCAAGCTTCCAGGCACTTGGCGCACCGGCACGCATAGTTGCTGTAACCGTTCCAGGTGCCGTGGACGTGTTCAGGGGTCGGCCCCTTCTGCCGCCGCTCCCTGGGTGTCTTTCCCAGCTTCCGGTACGCCGCTACGCACCCCTCGCACCGGCATTTGTGGTGAACGTACCCCTCAGGCCCAACCGGGGGACCGGCAATGTGTTCCACTTACAACTCCCCTTCAAGAAGTGCATCGGCCTTTTCAAGCTCTACCATGCGGTCCTCGATCTGCCTGACGCGTTTGGTTATACGGATTAGCTCGACTTGGAGTTCCATCCGCTCTAACCGGACGGCCCTGACGAGTTCGGCCTTGCTGTACTTCACCATGGAATATTACCGTAGCGGATGTTGCGGTCGTCCTCAGCCCACTGGTCGTGATACCACCCAATTGGGTCGTGGTGTGAGTGCCAACCGGGGTGACCAATCTCCAACCGGCAGTGCAACGCACCATCCGGTGATTCATTCCCGCAGATTATGTGGGAGGGCGCACTATCGGCCTGGTCGTACTTGGCCCACAACTCCCGCAGCCGCTTGTTGCCGCGATAGGGCCTGCCCCCAGGCCGTAGACCCTTGAAGAGGGCGTAGGAAAACATCACTGCCGCCAGCAGGAGGTAGGAGTTAGGCAACTTCTTCCTCGCCCTCGTCGTAGTCGTCGGCAGCGGTTTCCGTATTGACAATCACACCCTTGACCGTATTGACGGTTACCACCTTGCCGGTTTCACAATCCTCGACACCCCAGGCCCATCGGCTGTGATCGTCGGCCATCTGACGGGCGATGCGAGCGGCCTCTACCGGTCCGTCAACGTCGAGGACGAAAACTCCCCACGTTGCTACATAGGAACCCACCTAGACCGCACCCTTGTCGGCATCTGCGATAGCGGAGAAAACTGACTCCCAATAGTATTCGATGCTCTCTACTGCCTTGATGAACTTCTTCTCCTGCCCGGACTTGATTGCCTGTAGGCGGCGCAGCCTCTTGAGGTCGGGGTCGATGCCGCTGGCTAGGATTGCTGCTTTGTTACGTTCCAACTTGTTTTCCTTCATCTTGATAGTGCAATATTACATTCTGCTGCCGGGGTTGTCAAACAACCGGGGGCTTGTAGTTAGCAATCCTGGCTAGAGTCTCCCCGGCGACACGCTGCCTTTCGCGCACCCTTGTCGCGTCGGCATAGGCCGCATCCGCCTCAGAGCGAAACTCGTCCGTGTCAAACGCCCAGTCCTGAATGGCGATTTCATTGGCGACGAAGTGGATTGCCATGGCAATTCCGGCTCGTTCCTCGTCGGTGTTGACTGCTGCGGCGGCGCGGCCAAGCGCCATGGCTACGCGGCGACTGCTGATTTTGTGCAGTATGGCCTCAGCCTTCACTTCGGGTCTGCCTTGTAAACATTGAAGTGCCCCCTCGCCGGGACGATGGCAACCTTGTGGCCCTTGTTACCGGCCTCATGCCACTTGATGGCCTGCTGAACCAGTTGGTTCGGGATGCCATGCGGGTCGTCAATGACCCCGGTGGTGTAGTCACCGCGGTTGCAGTGCAACACCATCTTCTCGGTCACTCCACCCACACTTTGATTTGCTCAGGATCGAGCTTGGTGATGAATTGCAGTTCTGCCGCGAAGTCGGCAGCAACCTTTTCGGCATCCCCCGTAGCGCACCGCGTTATTACCAGTGCGATGTCGCACTGAGGGTGATCGTCGCTGTCGATGCTGTACCAGATTGTTGATTTGTTCATTTGTATCCCTTCACTTGTAGGTAACTTCCTTGCCTCAGCCTCACATGGCCTCCTCAATCACGCTGACCATTTGGCCGCACAGTTCAGCGATCACACCGTTGTAGCTCGCGGTTGCCTCGACCCGCTGCACGTCGCTCAACGCGTGGCAGGCGGGGTTGTCACACTCCATAGCCCTTTCAAAGCCATGCCTTACATGCCAGTAAGCGGAGATGAGGAACTCAAGTTCCTCATGGGCCTCGTAAACTACGTCATTTAATATCCCAAATCTCCCAATCTTCTACGGTTTCATCATTAAATTCTGTGGAAACCAGTCTGTGTTCGTCGCTACCCATCAAAAACCAGTCCTCAAGGATCTGGTCGCTGTCCTCTGGCTTGTAGTCGTCATCAACCTCGATTTCGTAGGTTGAATACATGACAGTCCGGAGGGTCACGGTTAATTTCTTCATCCAATTCCCAATCTCATTGCATCGGCAAACAGCCCCGATATTCCAAGGTCGCTCCCCGAGTCTTTCCACGGACCCAGTGTTGGGGGAGCGGATTCATGCCGGTGAATTTCGGCCATGAACACATTCACTGAATCCCTGGTGACGTGGGATAGCATGAGAACTTCCTTGCGGTCGGGCTGCTCCCTGACCGGCAAATCCAACCCAAGGGGATGGTCAGGCCCACGTTCCACATACCAGGACGACGCAACTAGAACCGCTTCGTCGGCATGAACCTTTCTGAGCAGATTTGCGATACCTTCACAAATCTGCTCTTTGTCATCGTCAAACTTCAACATGCAGGGAATTGTCAAGCCCTTTGACTGGATCATCAGTACCGGGAACCAGTCATCATCAGGGTTCTTGAATCCCCGCTGAATTTCCTCAGCGCCGTCCTTCATAACGGCCACAATGTCAACTTTCTTCATTTAATCCTTTCCCAAGTCAAATGGATCGAACTCATCCATGTCAAAATGCGGCTCCCGCCGCCGCTTAACCCTCGCAAGGGCATCTGAAGCCAACTGGCGATGCTTTCGGGCGATATCCAGATGCCGTTCGGCAGCCGCCAGGTCTGCCCGATCCTCGTCGGACAGAATGCCTTTCTTAGTCTCCATATCTACCTTTCTTCTTGTTATGAACAACTTTCACCCGCTCGGGGTAAAAAGACCTGAGTAGGTGCTTACTTGTGCCCCCGCCAACAAAATTGAGGACAACCTTGCCCTCGCTGGTCTTGGAGTGGCCCAGGTACTTGAACTTGCCGCGCTCTCCGGTGATTGACACTTCGGAGTCGATTTTGAGCCAGCGACCGTTGATCTGGACTTCGCCATTGGCGTTAACTACTACACTCATCACTCTCCTTCTGATGGATCACAAACCTCGCAGTATTCGCTGATACCTACCTGTGCGTCATTTCCGCACCACATACATTCGGGCTTCACGCTGCGGTCTTTAACTTGACCTCGCCTTCGGTTTCAATCCACACCTTGGCCCCGCATGAAAGCGGGTTGTCGGGGCGGTACACGATCTTTGCAACGACATTGCCGTCAACAACAATTTCTGCCTCAGACGCATAATCATTGGACTTGTACGTCTTGACAGTCAAAACATCCTGTTCACCGGCACGAATCTTGTGCTGGTTAACATGAACAATGGTTTTCAAGCCATTCCTTTCACAGTATTGATATCCTCTTAATGTTTCCGGTTTTCACAACCATCGGAACGCAATAGTCTTGATCTTTCTCAGACCAAACCATCAGATTGGTTACATCGTCGCTACCGGCACCGTCCCACCGGGCTATAAGAATTGTTCTACTCGTTCCAAAATCTGACGCTACCCAGATACGAGCGCACCATCCGGTGATAATTGAGTGCAGGGTGTCGTAGCTGCAATCTTTTCCCCATTCAATGTTGGGGATGCTTTCGTAGTCTTCCACTTCTAGTAGCCGACCTCACTGAGTAATGCTTCCGCTTTACCCATCATGTAAAGCAATGCCTGGTATTCATCCGTACTGTTTCCGCATCATGCGCTGCAATCACTTCGCATCGGTGATGGTGTAGTGTTGTTTTATTTCGTCTTCGCATTCACCATCGCAGTATGCGCTTTCAAACACGTTTACGATTTCTTCGTTAACATCGACGCAGGCATCGAAGTAAACTTTGGTGCTTCCGCACCAGTCACACGTTGCAATTTTGGTCAAACCACTATCTCCATGCCTTCCGGATCAGTCGCCCGGTCGTCATCCCACTCTGCTTTCCACGTCCACATATCGACACCAGCACGGTGCAAACCCTTGTGGTCTATTTGGCGGGTGCAAATCCAGCGGCCACATGGCGACTCTGAATCGCAGTCGCCCCATTTCCAGTCGATTGGCGGGAGATGCTGCTCGCCGGATTTATCTTGTTTAACTTCGGTGTTATACATCGGTGCGGTAAATCATCGGTTCGACATAAGCCCGAACATGATCGCTGTCGCCTGGAAGAAAACAGGAGACAAGCTCGACAAGGGCACGGTTGTACTCCGGATTGGAGTTGTCCGGTGCCGCCAGCATTTGAGCTTCTTTAATCAGGTCTTTTATCAGTGGCATACTTTCCTCTCTTTCTCGTAAAGCCTTGATGGGCTTTGGGAGATTCAACGGGCGCATGGGCTTGGGGTTCCCGCCCCCAGCTAGTGGTTTCCCAAATCTGGTTTCCTACTGGCCAGCTTCTGCGGGGATTCCCGCTGAATCTTCCGAAACCCATCAGGTTTCGGCTCGCTCTCCACAAGTGTTAAAACATAGAATCGTCAATGGCCTCGTCAATTAACGCTTTACGAGCCATTTGACGGGCGTACTTGTCCTGATGAAGCCTGTTCATCAGCGACATGGTTGCACCGACCAATTCGTCGGAGTTCTTCCGCGAAAGGCGTTCGGAGCGAAGCTTTCCGATGGCCCGTTCGCACCGGTACATCAGGTCGTCAAGCTCGTCGTCAGTTAATCTCATTGCACCGGTCAATCATGGTTCTATCAACGGACGCGTCAGGCGATCCTTCGGGGGTCAACTCGTCAATAATGCTAGACGAGAAACGAACACCGGCCAGAAGCTCACTGAGCATTGGTTCACGGCCAATCGACAGACGAAACTGCTCCCGAATTTCTTCGATAGCGAGATCCATAGTGTCGGCGGGACCGTCACCCCACAGGTGTTCGGTGTCCTCAAATTCAGGCGACAACCCGGTAATCGAAGCCGTTACCGGGTGTGCTTTCCACCATCCCATTTTCTCTCCTTCTCTTCTTTTCTACAGCCCTATGCTGTCGAAAAAGTCGTCATCGCAACCCGAAAGGGCTTTCCGCAGTTCTTCCGAATGGAAGTTTTCCAAATCGTCCTGCCGGGGCACAAAGAATGTGCCGTGACCATCCTGGCAGCGAACGCCTGCGTGCGAGCCGTAGCGCATGTGACACTTCTTGCAAATCACGTCATGGTGGACAAGATTGCTCAAGTCACCAGTAGCCAAAATTGCAATGTCCTTCGGCTCATAAAAACGGCTGTCCCGCTTGCCCGAAGGAAGGATGAAGCAAATCTTGGGACCGCAATCGGGAAGAACCCTGTCGCAGACCAGGGCACCCAATGCCTCACCAGCCACACACATATTGCTACGCGTGGCCTGGTTACCCCAGATGAATACATCACCGGGCTTAAGCTCAGAAATCAGTTTTGCGCGCATTTCAATCCTCCCTTTTCTCGTTTTTCCGGTCAGCCGGTCAGTTGACCGGCCTTCCCTCTTTTCTCGTGAAATCGAAAGCAGGGAGTATTCCGGGCACAAGCCAGAGTTTGGTTACTCTGCCCCTTTTAACCATGCTTCCATCCAGTGCATGGCACTTTCGACTTCGTGGAGCCGTGGGGAATCGAACCCCAGTCCAAACCATTCCGACTTGCGGGTTTAAGGTTTGTCGATACCATTCCGGCCCCTCGACTTTAGGACAATTTGCCCTCGCGACTCGCGCCAGAATCGAACTAGCGATATCACCATGCGAGCCGACCCGCAGAACGCGGGTAATAGCTGTCTCCCTTACCTGGGGAGACTTAGCTAGAGAGTGCCAAGCCTAAAACTAGCGCAAGGCCAAACATTAACATCCAAGCAACTGTCTCCACTTGTCGTACCTCTTTCTTTTTAGTGCTGACGCACTAGGACCGCCACGGGGGGAAACAGGAGGAGGGAAAACCCCCATGGCGGTCCTGCTACGCCAGATCTACAGAGCTTTGGCGAATTCCTTATCTGCGGCATAAACCACTTCGATAAAACCCTGAGCCGAGAGTGACTCAAGGTACTCATCTTTGTGATGACCGCAGAACGCCAACTCACTGTCGGATTCTGACTTGGTAAACCGGGCAAGCGCCCTAGCATTGCACCGGTCACAAAGAATGACCATTCCGACTCCTTTTTCTCACGCAGAAAGGGTGAAAAGGGTAGGCCGCAAAAAGGTGCAGCGGATTTATCGGTAGGCTCACTATCGCCTAGTCCCGCCTACCCTTTTCCTCTCCCCTTTTCTATCTCCCCATGATTGGGAAGTCTCTAATCGCAGCAGTCGCTTTCGTCACAGTGACGACACTGCTCGCAGTTGTAGCACCAGTCACTGTCGCCCTTCCCACAGGAGCGGCAGTACTCGCAGGTGCAAGTGTCGCAGCCGGAATAGGTACATCCTTCGCAGTCCTCGCACCAGTCGCTGTCACCCCTGCCACAGCTTCTGCAATAAACATCGCAGTCGCAGCCGTCGCAGTGCTGACATACTTCGCAGTCGTCACACCAGTCACTGTCACCCTCACCGCAGTGACGGCAGTAGTTTTTGGTGGCGATGCCAAGCTCTGACTCAAACCAGTCAGCCATGACTTCCTCCTCCATTTCCCTGTTTGTGGTCATTAAGACCCCAAGGCGCACAGCCCGGTAAATATCTGTGCGCTATGGGGACGCAATGCCCTAGTCCCAAGGGTTGCCCTCGGGAAGGTCGATGCCGTTCTCGCGGAGCATCCGCTTGAGTTCATCCGGCAGATCACCGCTACGCATCATGGCGGTCATCTCTTGGACGGTGTGCAGCAAGTCGCTGGCACGGTCCACCGGCTGAAGGGTCGCGTAACCACCGCGACCGTCCTGCAACTCCATGACCGCGGAGTCGTCGTTGGCGTTCATCTCGCTGCCATCGACTGGCTCCAAGCCCAGGAACTGAGCCGTTGCGACGAGATCCATCGGCGTGCCGACGTAGCGGATCTCATGCGACTCATTGGTTTTCGGAGCCACCAGGACACCCTGAAGGATGCCGTCCCTGTAGGTTTTGTGACCGATCACTTTCCACTCCTCTGTTTCTCTCGTGTGTACGGCGGTCGCCGCACAGAACACCGCACACGAGTCACCGACGACTCGTATGCGGTGTCCTCTACAGCGTCACCACGCGTCTACGAGCGGCTTACTTGCTGCCACCCGCTCGATGTGAACGTCGAACCATTCCTTTTCTTGGCAGTTACGCCACGGACTGGCCCCACATACCGGGCACGCGGCGGCATGGCTCTGGTTGAATCCATCCGGAAACATCAGATACCCCGCAGCTTTATCTCAGCATCCACCAGTGGCAGAAGCTGTTCCGCACGCGCCATCCACCAGGATGCTCGTAAAAGCTCCCTGTCGTTAGCGGGACGGATTACGTTGAGACGTATGTCAGCTACTCGCTGTTCATTCATCATTTCGCATCCTCCTATTTCTCCACTTTCAGATAACGAGTTCCGCTATCTGGAAGGGCCAGGGACTTGCCCTGGCCCAACCACATAGTCGCTACTCACTCGACAATGATTTGGCCCTTCTTGTCCTCGCCGTACTTGTCGTACAGCGCGGCGGCGTTCAGACCCTCTTGGATACCGTTGCGGGTCTTGGCCTCGATCTGGTCCAGATTTGCCTGGACACCAGTGACTGCCGATTCCAGCAACAGCACCTGCGACTCGTCGGAGTGCAGGACCGACCGTGCCGCATCGACCTGAATGGCGCGGAACGCCTGATCCAGGGTCGGCGGCTTGGGCGGCTCGACGGCTTCTTGCTGCAACTTCCACTGCGCCTTGACGACGTTCGCGGCAGCCAGCAGGTCCTCGGTCGTCACCGTGATGGTGTCGCCCTTGGACAGGACGACTGCACCGATGATTGCTTTGTTCAACACCTCGTGGATGTAAGCGGGGGTGAAGCCCTCGATCACGTCCCACAGGGCATCGAAGTCAACATCATCGGACAGTTCGGCCTCAGAGATGTTCGCCCGGACGATGCGCTCCATGGTGGGTCGGTGCGAAGGACCGATTTCCAGCCAGGTGTCGATGCGACCGGGACGGAACATGCCGGGGGTGATGCGATCCATGTAGTTGGTCGTCATAACCAACTTCACGTCCGCACCCTTGTTGGCGATACCGTCGAACGCTTCCAGCAACGCCGACACCGCGAGGGCATCGGAGGTGTTGGCCACGTTGTCGATATCCTCAGCACCCACTACGGAAGGACCGTAGAGAGCACCGATCCGCATGAGGTCCGTCATGTTGACGGCGGGACCGCCTTCCAGCCAGGTGTGGCCGGTGGCGATTGCCTCACGCGCAGCCATCTGCAAGAGCGAGGATTTGCCAGTACCGAACGGACCATAGGCCAGTGCGGTGCGTTTCTGGCTGACCCCGCGCTTGATGAGACTGTCGCGCTCGCGGATCGGACCAAGGACGTAACGCTCGATAGCAGCCGTCACGTCATCGTTGAACACGATGCGCTTGGGATCTGCGTACTTGCTGGTGTCCACGAACTCCAGCGACCCACCCTCGGTCAGCCGCACCGCCTGACCCCGGTAGATTGAGTGCGAGTCGAGCCGCGCTCCAACCTTGTCGAGGAAATCGGTGACGAGTGGCTGATCCATCCGGCGCACATAAGCCATGATGTAGAACACACGGCCCAGGTGCGGACGGTCAGGGTCGATGCCTTCTCCGACGTACACCATTGCGTCGTCGCCCAGCGACGGGATGCTCACCTGACCGGTGGGGACCTCGATTGCGTCGGTGAGAGACACCTTCACGCTCTTGGACTCCGGCGGGTTGAACTTCGACCCCGACGAGAAGCTGATCCCGAACGACTTGTCGAGGCAGTGAGCCGTGGCGACCAGACCGTCATCGAGCAGGTAGCGGAAGTACCGCTTGCTGGTCTTGACGTAGGTCTCCATGGCCTCCTTGTGCCTGACGAGTGCCGTGATCGCAGTGTCGTAGGTGATTTTCTGCGGAAGGACGATATCCGCGCGAGCGGAATCTTCGTGCCGAGAAACACCGTCGCTGCTGATTGGCTTGTCGATTGCCATATTCCTGTTTTCTCCTCTGTGCTTTCTCTCGTGTCCCTGCCCTTATGGACAGGTGTCCCACTAGATGAAGGGGAGACGTTTCTAGCCGAACAGTGCTGCGAACAGCAGCACGAAGAACGCAAAAGCGAACACGAAGGTTACTTCTGCCACGGTGCGGTACCCATCGCTATGTCAATCACGACGAGCGGCACCGAAAGCAGCAGTGCTTCAGCGGCCAACAACAACAGAGCGGTCATAGACCGGGAAGTTGGCGTGACGCTCATCGAAGTGTTCCTGCAACTTCACCTTGGCATCGACCAGCCAGCCACCCTTGGGCGGCATGACGTTTGGTGTCGGTTCCAGGTTCAGAACATCTCGTTCATAGCCCATAAGCTGTCTCCCTCCTCAGTCCCCCGCATCTAGTGAGGCATCTGGCCACACTCGGGAACCGGGTTGGAGTACAGGCCCGACGGATCGGGGGTACTACAGGTAGGTGGGAACCACCTCGGCGGTGTTGCCGGGGTAGACGAGGACGCTTCCCGCGTCGTCCAGGTCAGTCGGGTGGTCGTACCAGACCTGACTCATGGTGTCGGAGTGGGTGGCGTGAAAGCGCGTCACCCGCTCGTGCTCGAACGAGTCGAACTCTGCACCGTGCAGCAGCTTCGACACGAACGTGGCGATCTGCTCGACGGGGGTCTGCGGAGTACGGCCCAGCACCGTGATAGAAGCAGGGCTGTTCTCCACAAAGAACAGGTCGATCTCACCGCCCTCGCTGTCCACGATCTTGAGGACAACGGTGCCGGTGTTTGGGATCTTGCTGACACCCTTAAGGGTGGGTTGGAACATGGCAACTGAAACGGACATTAAACCTCCCGGTTTACGAAGATGGGCTGAATGATGACCCGTCGCGCCTGTGCCCCAACCCGGTTCGGATCAGCGGAGGGGCCAAGCCGTGATCCTGTGGAAGCGATGACCTGACCCCTCCGCGTCACCTAACGAGAGAAAGTGGAGAGGATCTTGACCCCTGAATCACCGCTGCCTTAAAAACGGTGAGGGATCGAAACGTCCGCGCCCTGAAAGGCCAGGTGCGGCTCGGGCAACCTGTGGAAGCGTTGCCCCCCCGATTGCTCGGGATGGTGCCCGGTAGGGGTATGAAGCCCTACCGGGCTAGGGAGACTTAGCACTCTCCCCGATGCTGTAGGTCGCACACGCCGCAGGTCGGAAGCGGTCGTGGGCTGTTGACCTGGATGGTCACCGCGGGGGCCGGGATCTGAACCGGCATACCGCCGTAACCCTGGACGGTCACCGTCGCGTCGATCTTGCGAACCGTCATCACGATCCGACGATCCACGTCGGAGCGCTTGATTCGCGGGTAGTCACGAGGAGGACTACCGGCGTGAATCACTTGGTTCGGAAGAACCGGAACTGGCGCGGCGTTGCCATAAACACTTGAGTACATGACCTTCTCCTGTGTCATGGGCCTGGAATGTCCGCGGAGGTAAAGCTGGGCTTACGCCCAGCCTGACCCCTCCCGCGCGGCACGCTCTGCTTGAGCGCGTGCCCTCTCAGCGCGCGCCGCATCGGCGCGTGCCTTGTCCTCTTGGCGCTTGGCGACCTTAGCCGCGTCGCGCTGTAGCCGATACTGGCCGATGCGCTGACCGTACAGAGTGCGGTCGCTCACACCAGTGATGCCAGTGATGGTTCCGCCGTTGCGCCGCGAGTACACCTGATTGGGTGACACCCCGCTGTGCATGACGCCTTCCCGCATCTCGGGTAGCGCGCCGGTATCTTGACGAGCCGCGTTAACATCGCCCCACGCCATGCGGGAAAGCGCGCGATACAGCTCAGTCCGTTCCCGGTCACGACGTTCCGCATGGTTGCTAGCGCAAGCGCGCTTGGCTGCCACGGTGGAGCGACGTTGCTGACCCCGACGTTCGGATGAACGCTTGGACATTCCAGACCCTCTTTCGATGATCGTTGCCTGATTTCTCAGGATCTTGACCGTGCGACCCGGTGGTCGCCCGGTGGTGACGCTGTTGGAACCTAGGGCTTGGTCCGCTCGTCGTATTAAGTTGCCCCGCGCCCTGCGGGTATCCCCAGTGTAACCAGGGAGGCGAAC